AAGTTCCGTTCGTACATCCAGGTGTTGATGTTGTAAATGACCAAGTTGAACAACTTAAAGCCGTACCTGCCGAATTTTTAGGAATAACCTTCCAATAATAAGTGGTCGAATTTGACAACGTTGGTGTGTATGAAGTTCCCACTTGATTAACTACAAATGGGGGTGAACTATTTGTTCCAAAGTAAACGTCATAACTTGTTGCGTTACTAACCACACCCCAATTTAAAGTTTGTGATAATAAAATGTCTGTTGAATTGTTTGTCGGTGATGTTAGTGTGGCACAAACGGGTATTGCGGTATAGGTTAATATTACACGACCCGCAGCTCCCGCTCCACCATTTCTTGATGTGGTGTTGTTTTTAAATGCTCCTCCACCCCCACCACCAGGTGTTGAACCTGCCGTACCATTACCACCCGAAGCGTGTCCACTACCACCATTACCACCACCCGCAGGAGAGGTAGCACCCGCAGTTCCCGTAGCGTCAACACCATTTAAAGAAGTCCCCGCTCCCGAACCTCCACCTCCAGAAGTTACTCCACCGACCCTACCTGAACCACCTCGATATATTGTTTGTCCAACCGAACCTGTAGTTGTTCCTGTTCCTTGTGTTGTTCCAACCGCACTTTGACCACCTTTCGCTAAGACACCATCATTGGATGATGTGGGTGCTGAGTTAGTTAATTCATTAACCCAAGTGTCATTTCCATTTGCAGCGTTACCTGATGTTCCTGTTCTTGACGCTCCAACCACCCAATAAATAATTTGACCAGGAGTTACGGATATTGTTGATATGGAATGAGAACCTCCCGCTCCACCCGCTAAACCACCTGTTCCTGTGGTTGATTGTCCTGTTCCCGCACCTCCACCACCCCAAGCGTCTATCTTAATTGAATACACGTTTGAGGGTACGATCCAAGAACCTGAACCAGAACCAACTAAAGCTCCTGATGCGGGCATTGCAGTTTGTGAAAATGATTTAATACATAATAGTGTGAATAGAGTTAAAAATATGTATGTTATTTTTTTCATTGTTACACATAATTTCTACTCTCTTAAAAGAACTTCTTAATCGAAGACCCCCAATTTCCTTGGGTAGGTTGAGTTATTTATATAAATATAAAAAAAGAAATAAAAAAATCAAATTAGTTATAAATAAACCAATCAGGGATATTCCTATTTTTCCAATTCGCAAAATCTTTTTTTTCTTTTCTGTAATATTCTCTATAAGAGTCAATAGCATTTCCTATTTTACACTCAATAGGCATTGCTAAAGCAAAAGGAGTTAATTCTCCAATACTTTTTATCTTAGGTTTATTAATTATGCACCACTCAATAACATCTTGAGATTTATGTCTTTTTCCGTACCTATATGTGTACTCAGAACATAATTCCATACCCAAATCACATAACCAAACGTAATTCTCATAACACTCTCTTACCCAAATAGAACAAGGGTGATTTTTGTGAGACAATTTGTATGGTACTTCATTAGTTACTTGGTCGGTCATATGATGAACACCACATAAAAGTTGGGAACTTTCAAGTATCATTTTAACAACGTGTTTATCACAATGATATTCCGCACACTTTTTTGGATTATAATCTAAAACAAAAATATTCATTAGTATTTTTTAAGAATGTTTTCAATTACTTCTATATCTTTCATAGACATTTGAAGTCTAATTTCAGATAATTTTTGACAATTTTGATTCCAATTTTTATCTGAGATTAATTGCTCATTTTCAGGGATTGGAGTCGTTACATTTGTAAGATGTCCTTCCTCATTTAACCATTTAATAACTCGTTTAATTTCTTTAGAACCGCAAGATGATAAGAATTCATCTACTTCAACTTCCACTTCAGCATAAGTTTCAAAATAAGGCATAGTTTTTAAATTTTAATTATTATTGATTATATTTTTACATTTAGAACAGAAATCACCACTATCATACTCGTCATTAGCGATGGCCATAATACAAGTCAAATCAGAACAATGGTCTAAACCAAGAGTGTGACCGATTTCGTGGATAGTCGTTTCTTTAATAAACTCAGGTTTACCTCTCATAATAATAGTATTACCGTAGATTGTTGTATAACCTCTTAATCTCATACCATCTTTTGTGTATAAATTATTGTTGGTAATATAGATAGTTTTAACATCTTTTCTCAAAGATGTGACACACTTGTAGGCGTCTAATGTATCACCATTAATAAACAAATCTGATGTAACTTGTTCAGGATTACCAATACTTGTAGAATAACCATAAAAATCTTTAATTACATTAGATGTCTCTTCAAGTATAGAGTAATCAATGTTACCTAAAGGAACTATGTTTATATGTTGATTATTTTTTCTAACGGACTGATAATCAACGCTCTCTGTTCGAACTTCTTCATAAATTACAGGGGTTTCCGTAACTACCTGATTTTCAATACGTTTAACATTTTTATTAATTTCTCCTTTGTTGTTTTTAACATATTCAGCAATTGTGAATACTACAACTACAAATAAAATGGTGGTGATTATATTTTTCATACCACAAATATATGAACTTTCTCCTAATTGGCAAAATTTAATTTAAAATTCTTTTTATTTAGATTTAGTCTAAATAAAAATTATAAATTTTTCTTACCACTAAAAATATTTGGTAAATTGTTTCTTCTATTTGGTCTAGAAGGTATTACTTTTTCGATAGTTTTCCGTATAGAATCTTTCTTAATTTCTATGAGTTTTTCTCTATCAGTAGGTTTTTTTTCTGAAACTATTCTAACATCTTGCTTTACAGGTTCAGTATTTATTATAGAATTTACTTTATTGTAATTTATTTCTTTTCTCTTATTTAAAGATTCTTTTATCGATTTTTTAATTAAGTCCGATTTTGAATGAATAATTTCAATATCTTTAGATATTTTGTCATTAACAATTATTTCAACTTTAATTTCTGTAAAAATTTCAGTAACTAAACTAGGTAACTTTAATTCTCCGTTATTTTTGAAACTTAAAATTCTGTAATCCTTTCTTATTTTTGAATCATATCCTGTTTCAGGACTTTGGGTTAAACTATTTGAATGTAATCTTCTAAAAAAACAATTATTTTTTGTAAATCCTAAAGATAGTCCGTTTTTATAAACTCTATTTGAAAAGTTTGAATCCGCCTCACATCTCCAAGGTTCAAATCCGTTCATAGACATAAAAACTTCTTTTTTAATTGAAAAGACACCTTCTCCGTAATATGTTATTTTTTTATGGTTGTTAACATTGTCTATAAAATCATAATACTTAGGTTTAACAATGTCTTTGGTTTTATGTAATTCCAACATATCCGCAACCATATTTTCATTCATAATATCATCCGAATCAAAGAATAATATTATTTCTGAGTTAGATACACTAGATAAAGAATTTTTAATAATGTAAGGACCAACATTTTTTTCAAAAAAATAAAATCTAATTCTATTATCAAATTTTTTCGTTTTTATATAATTTAATGTTTCTTTACATCCGTCAATTCCTACAAGAATTTCACAATCTAAATTTTTAACTGACAATAAAACAGAATCTAAACATTCTTGTAGATATAAAGTGTTTTTATAAGTTGGAATTACAATAGTAAATATTTTTTTACTAATATCGAAATCACTAATTAATGGTTGCGTTTTTCTAAGAATCGGGTGCATCTTTGAATCGTCATTTCCGGTATGTTCCACTAAAGAACCGTAATTCTTTACTTTATAATTTAAATTATTCAAACGTCTTGTCATTTGATTCCCGACTCCAGATGAATTCATTTTACCTGTTGAGTTGATTGGATGTAACTCAAAATTTATCTTTTTGAAAAATGAATGTGGGGCACAAAAAGCACCATCAACCCAATTTAGGTAACCCCAATTAGTCTCTCCAATTCCTTTTTGAGTAAATAATCTAACAATTTCATTTTCATTAATAATTGTTTTTAATTTTTCAAAATATCCATTAATGAGTTTGAAGTCGTCCTGCAACATAACCCCATATTTAAATTTATATTTAGACATTTCATCTAATAATTTGTTAACGGTTACCCAATACTTTTCTTTACCATTATTATTAGTATTCTCCAAATATATAATATTTTTATTCAAATTTTTTAACTCTAAATACCTATCATCTTTCGATCCATCATTTATAATAATGATTAATGTATTTGTATGACTTTCTAATATATTCTCGATTAAATTTTTTATTTTTTCATATCTCTCGTATGTGGGTATTATATATACAAAATCATATTTAACTTCTTTTTTATACCAAAAATATGTCGGGGTTGACGCGTAATTGACTTTGTCGGTCGAGTACCCCAACTCATTGGCAATTCTTTCAAAATTATTAAATTCCTCGTCATTTCTAAGCTCGGCAATAATAATAGGGTTGTATTTTAATATTATTTTTTTAGCACCCTCTAAAACATTTGATTCGTAACCCTCAACATCTATCTTTATTAAATTTATATCCTCAAAATCATTTAACAATATATCTAAGCTATTTACAACAACATCACCTCCATCCCCAACAATTTTAGTCATACCAATATTTGTCATATCAATATCTGACACAACCACTTTTTTAGGTCTTTCTCCGACCGCCGCATTAATAGTAATTACATTATCGGCATTTAAATTTTTAATATTTTCTTCCAGCACATTGAATATCATATAATTCATCTCGATTGAGACTACTTTGTCGGAATTACAGAATTTTGAAAAGAATATTGTGTGATTACCTATGTTCGACCCAACATCAACATACGTTCCTTTTAAATTTAAAGATTTGACTTTTTCTAGTAATTTTAATTCGTAAAAATTACCCGTTATTTTTAAATGTTTAAAAATATGATCGGTCTCAGATAGACTAGTTAATAGTAATTTATTATTATTATAATTTATTTCTGTTACACTATTTCCCATTTTGACACTATTTTAGTTTGTTCATAATCTTTTTTTGATTTAAAATCCTCATATATTGTCCATTTATCTGACATTTTATCACTATATTTAATCCAATTCGTATTTCTAGATATTGAATATGATTTTATATTTTGTTTTTTACATATATCACCTAACCATATGTCGGCCATATTAGGTATTGGAAAATCTGATAACTTTATATTTAAAATCGAGGTATCAATTAGACAGGACGATGTAGCAACTAAATCAACCTCAATATCTGTTAACAACTCATTAAATCCGTGAAAAACTTTTCTATTTTTATAATAACTATTAACTGGTTTAGTTATTTTAACTCCGTGTAAACCGACAACTGATTTATATTTTTGACATTTTTCTATTAAAACATCACAATAATCGTTAGGATATATTATATCATCATCACAGGCGAAATAATAGTCATTCATATAGTTATCAATTTTATAAAATTTTGCAGCATCCCCCAATGAGTTATCAAGTAAATAACATTCAATTTTTTTCATACCCAAAAAATGAGGAATTTCTTTATAATTATTCAATCCGATAATTATCTTGTCAACTTGATCATATAGACTAAAAATAGTTTCTTCTAAAGATTCAATTCTATCTGGTAGAGAGGCAATACCAACAATTTTTCGTTTCATAAAAATAAATATATATATTGGTAATTAAATTTTTTTATTTATATTTAAAAATATGGATAAAGTTTTAGTTTTAAACTCAGATTATTCTCCCTTAAATGTTACCTCAATTTATCGAGGTTTTAATTTAGTTATTAGTGGTAAGGCTGAAATACTAAAGTCCTCAGACAAACCAATTCTTGCGGGTGAAAAAACTTACATTAAACCGTTAATTATCCGTTTATTTTACTACATAAAATATCGTAGTAAGTCTTTAAAAATAAATAGAGAAAGAATCTTAAAAAGAGATGGTTATGAGTGTGTTTATTGTAGTAAAAATGAAAATTTAACAATTGATCATATAATTCCAAAATCAAGAGGTGGTAAAAATACTTGGACAAATTTAGTAACTTGTTGTAATAAGTGTAACGCATTTAAAAACAATAGAACCCCTGAAGAGGCAAATATGATTTTAAAATGTGTACCACAAGAACCTTCAATACTTCACGACATTTTAAATCCAAACATTAGATCGGTTTGGGAAGAATTTAAAAACTCATTTATATAAAAACAAAAAGGTGTCTTTCGACACCCTCTTGTTAGATATGGAATACCCCCTTTCTGTTACTGGTTTATCCCATCCGGGTTTTACCCCGCTGGTTTCTCGCCAGAGCCAATTGATTTATTACCAAAAGACTCTGAAAATTTTCCACTAAATTTTTGAACTACAGGACAAATAAACTCAGCAATTTTAGATTGCATCTTTTGTCCTATGTTTGATTCGCCAATTATTTCAGCTAAAGTATTTCTTAATGTATTCGCAAATCCTGATTCCATTCCTCCGCCAACACTATGTTGTAATCTTAATGCCATCGTTTCCCCTAAATTTTGCGCAATTTCTCCTGACAAATACTTACAATCTAATAATTTAGTAATTTCGTGTAATTTAATGTTACTAATTGAAACTGCAATTAAGTCAGTCATAAAACTATTTTTATCCATACCAAGAGATACTAACAATTGTCTGACGATATTTTCTTGTATAGTCTCCCAAGTACCTCTACCTATATCTGATATTAAACTTCCCCATTGTTCATTAAATTGTTCATTAATTAAATTATGATTGAAATTTTCTTTCATCATTTTCGCAACTTCATTAAGTGCTTTTAAAACAACTTCCTCTTTTTGGGATTCGGTTTTCACAATTTTGTTTTCGGTGATTAGACTAAACCTCTTTTCGATAATCCTTCTTTCTTTTACTAAAAGACTTTCTTTCATTTGTTTAGTTTTAATTAAGTTTTCTTTAACTAAATTATTTAATTTTTTTTCCATTTCTATTAATTATAATAAGGTATTTGCCTTACCTCTGTTTATTTTAACTATATCTTTCCATTTAGTTAGACCTATTTGATTTGCTGGACCTCTTGTCGCTCCACTCTCCCATTTAGTTACCGTTGGATAAGGCGCTGTCGACCCTCCTCCCCCTGACGATGTTCCTCCTGCAGCGTCTTGTTCAGAAAATTCACCTTTATCCTCGATAGTGGTAAATCTCTTCATAAGATTTATTAAAGTATTTACATCTGTTTTCATTAAAACAATTCAGGTTTGGGTGTTCTTTTTGGATAAACCATATAATATTCGTTTAAAAAAGTGACGATTTCATCATCATCAATATAATCTAAACCTTTATATAATTCATCAATATCTTCATAATCTTCATCAGATTCATTTATAGCGTTATTTAAAAAATCATAACCAAATTCAGTAATTTCATCTAAACTAATAAAGTCCTGTCTATATTGTTCTTCACCATCGTCAATGGTTCTAAAGGACACCTCTAATAAGTTTGATACATCATCTATATAAAACGAAATTAAATCTTTAACCTCCATATTAATATTTATTAAATCTTTTAAACATATTAAGTGTCTTTAAAACCTGTTCTTGTATAGGCTCAATCACATCTTCATCAATATCCTGTTCGTCAATATATTTAATAACCATTTCATCATTTGTTATGTCATCATCAACTCGTAAATCTAAAACATCGGTTTCTTCTTTATCATCGTGACCGAAAGTTCCGTGTTCTAAATCATCTTCTCTATCACCTATCATATCTAATGGTGTTCCAACGCTAAGGTATTCGCTCTCAAAAGTTTCTTCAGGATGAAATGCCGATCCTGATTGAGCGTCTTCATCAAACAATCCTGTCGATTTTCCATCGAATCTCATTTCATTAATTCCCACATTTTTATATTCGGAAACATCCCCTTTATTATTTACGGTTAAACCCATCTTATCATTTGCCAAATCCTGAACATATAATGGTTGAGTATTAGATTGAGAATAATTGGTTACATATCCATCATAGATAGTTCTATGTTTATTGAGAATACTTTCCTTTTCTTCTCTTGTCATCTTAAAAAGATATTGATTCATAATTTTTATTTTTTATATAAATACATTTAAACCTATAAAACTTTACTAACCAAATTAATTAGTTGTTTTTTAGTTATAAGATAAGATTCTTTTTTTATTCCTCTTTTTTTATCGGTATAATATGGGTCTTTTGTCCAAGTATCTTTTTTAATCGAAAGAGATAATGTACTTATTCTTTTACCAATATTGTCATAATCTCCATCATCCCAGGTCACTTTATACATCCATTCGCCGGCCGCGTCAAACAATTCTCCCGCAACTCCCCAACTTCCTGGTGATAAACTTTCACCATCCATAAATAATAGACATACTCTATCACCAATTTCTAACTTTGGATTTATTCTTGAATCGGGATTTAAATCGTTAGGTCTCATATATTTTTACGTATTTTATTAATAATAAATATTATCAAAGTATTTATTGTCGTATGGGTATCACAATTTTAATTAATGAAAATCAAAAAAGAAGACTAATCCTTGAAGGTAGTGGTGATTTTATTGTTGAGACATTATCAAAAAATTATGAATTTGTTAAAAAAGTTATTAAGGATTCATCAAGTCAGATAGGTCTTAATTTAGAGTTTTTGGTTAGTTGGGGGGCAACTATTGGCGGATTTGTAGGTCCTTTAGAAGAATTTTTAAGAGGTGTTGAGCCTAGTTTATCTGATTTAGAAGTTAGTTTAATCTTAACAGGGGTTATTTCGTCTTATTATCTCGATAATAAAGAATACGTCAAAAAAATTATCGATACTATAAAAGAAAAAGGTTTATATAAACCATTTAAAAAAGTCTTAACTAAGAGTAAAGAATTTAAATCTGTTTTTTCTGATTTTATTGGTAGTTTAGGTATTACATTACATAAAGTAACTAACATATTAAGTTATACTTTTATATTACCATTATTACCCATACTATATAATATGGTTACCGAGAATAATATTAGTTCATCTGAAATTAGTGACCTATCTAAAAGACTGATAGGGTTTGGTCTTTTAACCGTATCTGGTTTGGTTTTAAAACAATTATTATCAAAAATCGCAAAAAGATTTAAGGGTAAATAATAATTTGTCTATTTGTTTTTATTTTACTATATTTTATTAGAAATATTAGTTTTTTAAAAAATGGATAAAAAATTCGACTTTAAGGATATCACATTAGTTCCTGAAACAATCAGTTCAATTTCATCAAGAAAAGAGGTAAATCCCTTTTATGAAAATGGTAAATTACCAATATTTGTATCACCAATGGATACCGTTGTTGATGGGGATAATTGTGAGTTATTTCACGAAAACAAATTAGAGGTATGTTTACCAAGAGGAGTTTTTTCAGGTGAAGATGATTCATTTAGTTCAATATCGTTAACGGATTTTGAGAAAATAATTAATTGGTTTAGTGATGGTTCATTAGAAACTAAAGAGACTCGATTTTTAGTCGATATCGCTAATGGTCATATGGAAAAATTACACGAATTATGTAAAAAATTCATAGAGACAAGAGAATCTGAAAAATATGAAATTATGGTTGGTAATGTTGCCAACCCAAAAACATTTGAGAAATTTTGTGAAATAGGTGTTGATTATGTTAGAGTCGGTATTGGTGGTGGTAGCGGTTGTTTAACATCTGCGAATACCGGAGTTCACTATCCTATGGCGTCTTTAATTTCTGAATGTTATATGATTAAAAAAAATAACGGGTTTAAAACAAAAATAATAGCGGATGGTGGATTTAGAAATTATGATGATATTATCAAAGCCATTGCTTTAGGTGCTGATTATGTTATGTTAGGAGGTATTTTAAATAAAACTTTAGAATCTTGTTCACCAACAAAATTATTTGATTTAATACCGATTAGTGAGAAAACTACAAAATTAATATGGGAAAATTTTCCAATATTAAAAAAACGTCTATATAAAGATTTTAGAGGTATGAGTACTAAACAAGTTCAGGTAAAATGGGGTAAAGATAAACCAACAACATCTGAAGGTATTTCAAAAACAAATAGGGTTGAATATACTTTAAATGGGTGGGTAAGTAATCTTGAGGATTATCTTAGATCGGCTATGTCATATACAAATTCAAAAGATTTAGAACAATTTAAAGGTAGTGATTATATTTTTATCACCGAAAACGCTCTTAATCGTTATAATAAATGATGTTTGTTATTTAAGATATATTTTAACTTTTAAATCTCCATCACCTTTAATTAACCTGTGATACATACCTTTTGGTATAAAATATTCTTTACCTTCAGTTAATTTAATTGGTAGTTCATTATCCATTTGAAAATACCAATTATTTTTATGTTGAGGTATTACCACTCTATCTTGTTCATCAAAATGCCATTTTAATTCTTCGGTTTTAACATTCTCAGAAAATGTTCTTATTTTAAGTTTTTTGGAAACGTTTTCTTCTAAAAAAGGGAAAATTTCCAAATCTTCCTGAGAACCGATCGGTAATGAATTTAAGAACATTCTAATATCATATCTGTATATATCAATATTAAGTAATTTTAAAATCTGTTCTAATTCTTCAAAAACCGCGTACCAAAGGTTTGTAGGTTCTCCATATTCATCTTCTATAGTGTGTTCTAATTCTTGGGGTTCTGTATCGACAAAGATATATATTTTACCTTGATTAGACATTATTTTTTTAACTCTAACTTGTAAATCGTGGTCAATAAAATATTCATCAATAATATTTTTATTACCATACTCATCAAAATATCGATTAATTATATTAATTAATTTTTCAATTTTCATATTACCAACTTCTACTACTCTTTAAACCCAATTTTTTTCTATATCTTGACACATTACAACTCCAATATCCTGCGGTAGTTCTATCTTTCTTTTGGTCACACTTATGACGAGCTCTGAATGATTTTGCTCTACCTTTATTAGCATTTTTTATCCTTAAATTAGGGTCACCAAATGTAACTTTTTTAACGGTTCCTTTTGGTGTTTTAACATATACCGCAAATTTCTTAGGACCTCCAGGTGTTCTAAACGGACTATTAAGTTTAACATTTTTTCCACCCTTTTTAGCTTCAGTTAATATATCTTCTAAATCAGTTTCATAAATAGGTGCGTCCAACCAAACCTCATCACCATTCTCCAATAACACTTTTTTACCTAAATCAGATTCAACAATCCATATATCATTTTCATTTAAACTTATTAAGTTTTTATCATATAAAGACCTAACTTCGTTAATTAAATTAAAAAATTTATCAGAATATACTCTAAAAACATTCTCATTTAAAGGTATTTTATTTTCAATATGGTAACTTAATTCTTCAGATATTTGAACGTCTTTTATCAATTTCATAGGTGGATTTTTAATCTCACTTAAAACTTTACCTATTAGATTATCTATTTTCATAAACCTCTTTTTTATATTAATAAATATGTCTATATTTGATATATGAATGAAAAAATATTATATATCGTTAGAGGATGTCCTGGTTCAGGTAAAACAACATTCGCCAAACAATTAACGTCAAACGTATTTGAGGCTGACCATTTTTTTTATGATGAAAATTGTGTTTATAAATTTGACCCATTAAAAATAAAAGACGCCCATAAAGAGTGTCAGGAATCTGTTGAGTATGCGATGCAATCAAGTATAAATAAAATTGCAGTATCAAATACATTTACCCAAGAGTGGGAAATGAAACCTTACTTTGAATTATCCGAAAAATACGGATACAAACTTTTCACCGTTGTAGTTGAGAACAGACACGGGGGTAAAAATATTCACGGAGTTCCTGATGACAAATTAGAAATAATGAGAAATAGATTTGAATTTAAGTTATGAGAAGTTTTTTTTATGTTATATCGATAATAATAAGACTTTTAATTATCTATAAAGTATTTGTACTATTATTTACAACGGCAACATCAGTAGACGAAGAATCTTTTAAAAAATTAATATGGTGGGGAGTTTTTCTAATATTTGACATATGGTTACAACAATCTTTTCCTTTCGATAATAATGATAAAGAAGACTAAATATTTATCATTATCACAATATTTATAAAAAAAAGATTTTAATATGAAAAGAGTTATATTAGACGAAAAAAAAATTCGTAAAATAATCAGACAACAATTACTTGAGGATGTCTCATTAGAAAAAGAAAAAACAGATTCTAAACCAAGATGTTTAACAACTAACACCATTCCATTAGACGACATCGTTGGTACATCAAAAGATTTTAACTTATACATCTCAAATTTGAATAAAAGAGATGGGGGTATTAATGGTATGGTCGATGCTCTTGATATTTTAAGAACTTTAAGACTACATCCTCATATTAATGATGGTGGTGAACATTTATCATATGATTTAATGAATCACCTTAATATGTTCAGAAATAAACATTATTATGACGAAACAAATGGAGATTGTCTTAGCGCGATGGATAAAGTAATTGAACTTTATAAAGAAAATGAGCATGGCGAAGAATTGGTTAAGGACATTGAAAAAGTTTTAAATCATAAAGACCCGACTCCTAGAGCGAAGGAGTATTTAAAACGTTGTTTGAATTTAATAAAAGAAAAATAATCCCCATATAGTTGGGGACTTTTAGGATCGTTATCGTTACGGTAACATTAAAAGGGGAGGTTCGCTACCATCCCCTTTTTTAAAAATAAAAAATTATGGAAAGAAAAATATTATCAGAAGAATTAGGGAGAATGTCTTACCTTTTTGCATATAAAAGAGGTGTTGTTGTAAGTGAACAAAATTTGGTTGGCGTATCAAATAACCCTGAAAAGTCAGGTGTCGATATTAGAACAAACGCCCCTAATTGGAATGGAGGTTCTTCAGGAAACTTATCATTTACAAATTTTTCAACGGATAATAGAGGAATAATTGTTAACGCATCCAATGTTGGCTACAAAGAAAATTTATATGTATTGTCAGTTTCGTCAGGAATTGGGAAAAATTTACCATATAGTATTACAAAAAAAGACCCTATATCAGATACTCCAGAATTAACAAGATTTGAGTTTGTTGGGGAATCATTTCCTTATGCCGATAATATGATAACGCCGGAAGTAAATAAAAATGTTAAAGCGGAATCTCTTCTCTACTTAATTAGAGATACTATCATTAAAAATATTAATGAGGGGGGTATAGATTCTATTAAGAATATTAAATTAAAGGGATTTGCGGATTCTGCCAGACCTACATTAGATGTTCCTAGAGGTTATAAAGGATTAGATCACTCAAAAGTAGGGTGTGATAAACCTTATTGCGGTGAAAGAGACGATTCAAAACGTAATTTATTTTTGGCAGAACAAAGAGCTAAAAGAATGTCAACGTTTTTAAAGAATTTGGTGAAACAAAAAATAAATGTGGATATTCCCGATGATAAATTTATATTCGATGAACCTGAAAGCGCTTTTGACCCTAATAAAACAGATAAAAACATTAGAGAAGGTAAAAAAAGTGTTTACGTTGAGGTTATTCCTTCTGAACCAAAATTAGGTTCAGGTGTAAGTGGTGAAGAAACTAAAGTGATTACCGTTGTACCAAAACCAAAACAAGGAGTAATAAACTATAAAGGTTATGAACTTAACGTACTTGAAAATATAAAATCTAATACCGGTTATTCCGTTATAACGGTCGAAGATAATGATATCGTTAGAAAATTAATATCTAATGGGGATATTCCTGATTTAGGTGTTACGGGTAAAATTAATGGTAAAACATTGGTAAAAGGAGAAATCACCGGAAATGAAGTAAAAATTGATGGATTATCTTGGGGTAATTTAACCGATTACGAGGAAGGTTCATATGCAAATATGAGATATATAACGGATCCAGGTGTTTTATGTGTAAAACGTTTCATTGATGGTTCGGTTGAATTAGGTGTTTACAAAGTTGTATTGTCGGAAAGTTAATTTTTTTAAAAATTATCAAAAGATATAACATCTTTACCTGAGTAACCTTTATATTCTAAAACAAAAAATCCTGTAACTGATAAACAATCTGTATTAGGATTATAGTGTGTTTTATATTCTCCACACATATTTCCATAATTAATCATATCATAAAGTAGTGCAATTTTATGAAATTTTGATGACATAAAATTCTTTATAATATCTTCAGCGTAATTTTGGTAAGTTTTTTTATCGATACCCATATAGTTTATGGTGGTCACATTTTTATATTGAAATAAAATCTCCATTTTATTTTTATATTCTTTTTTAATTTTTTTATTTTTCAAAAAATAATTAAATCTATCACTATGTTTTTCTAATAATACATTACGAAAAATTTTATGGTTTTCGTGACTAAATACTGAGTGGTGCGACATATACTCAGATTGATATTTCGCGGATTCACCACAAACTTCATCGTGTTTCATTCTACTAACATTCGCCCTTTTTCTTTCTTTCATCGCCTCTTCAAATACTAAAGAATCTAATAATTTTAAATTTATTTTTTTGAAGTCAATAACATCATCTTTTGTTTGTGATAAAAGTAGTGTTGAAAACAACAATATAATAGATATTAATATTTTATTCATACTACAAATATACAAATTAAATTTCACCCGGCAAAATATTTATATAAATAAATAATTAAAAATATAGCAAAATTAACTAAAACAACGTCATCATCTAAAGTAACTTTTGGAATTAAAAGAAAGGGAAAAATAAAGAAAAAATACGGACCGAAAGCCGAAAAACCTAAGAAGTATAGGGGGCAAGGTCGTTAATATAATAATTATTCTGAAAATGTAAATATTTATAGTATAAAATAATACTATGAATAATAAAAAATATTTTTTTGGGTGGAATAATATTAAATGGGTAATTAAAGAAGCCGTTAATATTTACTCAAGTAAAAAATCATTTTTCTCAAAGAAAAGAATTGAGTCTGGAATAGCATTTGTTATTGCACAATGGGGTATGATATTTTTTTTAATGGAAAACATTAATAAAATGAGTGCTTCAGATTTATTTATTTGGGCGGGTATTGAATTCGCAGTTTCAGGTTATATTATTAACCAAATTCAAAAAGAAAAAAAACAGGAAGAATCTGAAAAAGAAAATCCCGAACTTTAATCGGGATTTTTTAATTTACCCATATCTTTTTTTAATCTTTCTAAAAACGTCTCATTACCGTCATCACCAGAAATTAACCAATCGATTCTATGAGCATATATTTCGGCCTTACGTAAAATTTCTACAGCATCTTTAAATTGCTCAATTACTACATCAGGATACTTGTAATGAAATTTATCTTCAGGATATTTTTCATACCAATCAGGGTCTCTCCATCCCTCATCTTTCATCTCTTTTTTGGTTTTTTCTTTACCGTTTTTTCTGATAAGTTCTTCAACTTCATCAGCAATGTAACCAATTTTATATTGGTTGTAGTCAAAAGCTCCTCCACTCATAGTTTATTAATTTTAGAATACAAAGATATAAAAAATCCTTGGGATTTCCAAGGATTTTTATTTTTTTTACTTAACTTCCTCAAACTCAACATCATTTGGGTCTATTGTGGTTGATTGGTCTCCCTCACCACTACTTTGATACATTTCTTGTGAAATTTTGTGGAAATGTTCATTTAATTCACCCATATGTTTTGTAACTGACTCAACATCTTTTTTACTATGAGATTCTTTTAACAAATCTAATTTAGAATTAATTTCCGTTTTTTGTTCTTCAGTTAATTTATCCGATAAATCATTCATCGACTTGGTAATATTGAAAATTGTACTATCCGCCATATTCAAAACCTCAACATCTTCTTTAGATTTCTTATCTGATTCGGCGTTTAATTCCGCATCTCTTTTCATTTTTTCAATTTCTTCTTTTGAAAGTCCTGAAGATGATTCGATTCTAATTGATTGTTGTTTGTTGGTTGCTTTATCTGACGCAGACACATTAATAATACCATTCGCATCGATATCAAAAGTAACTTCGATTTGTGGTGTTCCTCTCATAGCGGGTGGAATACCATCTAAATGAAATCTACCAATGGTTTTATTGTCTTTTGCCATAGCTCTCTCACCCTGTAATACGTGAATTTCTACACTTGGTTGATTATCCGATGCGGTAGAGAAAACTTGTGATTTTTTGGTCGGAATTGTTGTATTTGACTCAATTAATTTTGTAAACACCCCACCCATAGTTTCAATACCTAAAGATAATGGTGTAACATCTAACAATAAAACATCCTTAACATCACCCGCTAAAACACCTCCTTGAATTGCGGCACCTAACGCTACAACTTCATCAGGATTTACCCCTTTTGATGGGTCTTTTCCGAAGAATTTCTTAACCGCGTCTTGGATTGCAGGAATTCTTGTTGTACCACCAACTAAGATAATTTCATCAATATCGCTCGGATTTAATTTCGCGTTTCTTAATGCCGACTTACAAGGGTCAATAGTTCTCTGAACCAAAGAATCTACCAATTGTTCAAATTTAGACCTTGTAAGTGTCTTAACTAAGTGTTTCGGAATACCATCTACCGGCATAATATAAGGTAAATTAATTTCTGTTGAAACACTTGAGGATAGTTCTATCTTCGCTTTTTCTGCAGCTTCCTTCAATCTCTGTAATGCCATAGGGTCTTTAGAAATATCGACACCATTCTCATCTTTAAACTCCTTAACTAACCAATCTATGATTGTATTGTCAAAATCATCACCACCTAAATGAGTATCACCATCTGTTGACAATACTTCAAAAACACCATCACCCAATTCCAAAACCGATACATCGTGAGTTCCACCACCACAATCAAATACAACAACCAAAATGTCCTTATCTTTCTTATCAAGACCATAAGCGAGAGCCGCAGCGGTAGGTTCATTAATAATACGTCTCACATTTAACCCCGCAATCTCACCGGCTTCTTTGGTCGCCTGTCTTTGAGCATCGTTAAAGTAAGCGGGTACGGTAATAACCGCGTCAGTCACAGAAGTTCCTAAATAATCTTCAGCGGTCTGTTTCATTTTTTGTAAGATGATTGCCGAAACCTCTTGTGGGGAGTATTTTCTATCATCAATCTCAACTCTTGGAGAATTATTATCACCTTTCACTACTTTATAAGGAACTCTTGTTAATTCCTTTTTGGATTCTTCAAAAGAAGTCCCCATAAATCTTTTAATTGAATGGATTGTTTTATCGGGGTTTGTAACCGATTGTCTTTTAGCAGGGTCTCCTATTTTTCTTTCCCCACTTGTTGTAAAACCAACGATTGATGGTGTTGTTCTCTTACCTTCACTATTAGGTATCACCACAGGTTCATTACCTTCCATTACCGCAACACACGAATTCGTGGTCCCTAAATCAATTCCTATTATTTTTCCCATACTTTTTTTTTGTTTAATTATATTAATATTTTATTATGGAGTCAACTCCAAAATTCGCTTATTAAAAACTATACCAAACAAAGGGGTATGACAAAATGTCATAAAAATTTTAAAAAATATGACAAAATTTATTTGGTGGATTAAAAAAAAGTTCATACCTTTGTCTTATGAGAAAGAAAAAAACAACCACAACAGAAACAACAACACAAAAAGTTACTACCACTAAAAGTACTAAATGGCAAAGAACATATGAAGATGAATTTAGAATCTCAATTTGGAAATTTGATAGTAAAATAAGTATGGTAAATCCTTACGAAGTGGAAGTTAAATTCAAAAAGGAAATTACTATGGATATGCCTAAGTTAAAGGTTAAAAGAAAAAAATCATAGTCTTTACATATTTATCATCTAATATTATTATTAAATTATGACAGAAGAAATGAAAGCCAACCTTTACGGTCAATTATTAAACGAACATACTCGTATTGGAAATAAAATATCCGAAATTAAAGGTCAAAATATCGAACCTAATCAAAAACAAAAAGAAGAAATTAGAAAGTTGGAATTACAACAAATTAAAATTATGAATGATATTAGAAAGTTATTTTAATATATTTATATAAAAAAATTGTGCCTAATACTGAAAATTTAAGTAAGAAAGAAATCAAAGGGATTGATCTGGTTGTAAAAGCATTAAAGAAAAAATATCCTTTTATTAGCGGTTTTAATATTTTCCCTGATTATGAAAATAAATACAGATATACGCTATTTGTTGATTTAAAAATTAATTTTGAAGAGTTATCAAAATATTCTGGATTTGAATTATCCGATTCTTATTTTAAAGATAAAGATTCACTAATAAGTAAAACTTTTTTAGCTCTTTATTTTAATTCGGAATCAATAGGTAATCAAGACTCTGTTGATGTGTTGGTTGATTATTTTATTGAATTAAAAAGTTCAATAGATAAAGATATGGGGGATTTTTATGGAAATAGCATTCCAGATGAATTTAAAATTAAAATTAAAGATTCTGACGCTAGTTACTTTGGAGAATATTTTTCAGGTCTTAGTTTAGACGGATTTACTGACGATTCTTTATCAGAAGATAGTTGAATTAATATCTATTATTCCCCTATTACCACCTTTATTTTTTAATAGAGGGTTTGTTGTAAAATCAATTAAAAAAATATCACCTATAATAAAATCATCTTTATCTAACATATCTGTTTTTATATTATCACCCCAAATTAAAATATTTTTAGGGTTATTAACGATTTTTAAATAACTTTCATTTTCAAATTTATCCAAATCAGATTTTGTTTCTAAATTAGAAAATTGATTATCTTTATCCCAACTTAAATAAATCATTTGTACTACCTCTAAATAATCATCCATTTTTATCTCACCTGAACCTTCACAATATTCACAATCTTCTCTACCACTACCATAACAATCTGGGCAGTCTACGTATCCGGTACCGTCGCAAGTTGGGCAAGTATCTTTTCCTTTACCACCACAATTATCACAAGAATTATCTTCATCATCTTCGCCACTACCACCACACTCATCACAATCAATTTCTCCGTCACCACCACATTCGTGACAAGTTGTATCGGAACCACCATCACAACTTGAACATTTTTGACTACCATATCCACTACAAAACTCGCATTCATCTATTACATCTTCTTCAGTTATTTCACCAATACAAAAAGAATATAAGTTATTTTTTATTTGTTCGTAGGTGTTTTCCAAATCGGTGTTGCCTCTATTAATTTCGGACACCAAAAAACATAAAATCACGGTATCGATAGGGTTGTAACTATCAAAAATATTATGATAATCAGACATTCTCTTTAATTCTCTATAAAAATCAGATGGAATTTCATCAGAATATGTTCCAGAAAATTTATTCGCTAATTTTATTAATTTATTTTTATCCATTTTGATTATATTAAATAAATATTATATATTTATATATATGACAAAAAAAGAAAAATTATCTTCATTATTCGATAGACTTCGTAAAGTTGAATCTTCGTCCGATGTTGAATCTGTTTCAAAAGAAATTGAAGAATTTTTCAATGAAAATCAAATTAAAGACCCCGAATTAAAAAAAACTCTTGATAGTTTAATATCTTTATTAAAGTTAAAATTTAAAAAACGTAAGAAACAAAACGAAAGTTTAAAAACATCAAATTACGTTATTAGTGAAACTCAGTTACAATTTATAATTAATAATATAAAATGAAAAATTTAATAATACTTGTCTTAGTATTTTTAATATCCTGTTGTCAAAACCCCCAAGAAAAAGTTAAATTTAAAAAATGTGTAATTACAAGTATTAGTGTAATTAGAAATAAATCATCCATAGAATTCGGATTAAAATATTTTTACCATACCGATTGTGATGTCACATTTACAAATAGAAAAAACATTTATCAGATTGGTGACACAATTAATATAATCGATTAATTTACTTTCTACGTCTATACTTCAACTCAGTTTCAAATTGTTCACCTGTTTTATTTATTTTGTGATGTAATTCCCAATTCTTAATTGATGAATTTTTTTCTTTGGCAAGAGACCAAAGCTTTGATAATTTTTTCATAATTTTTGATGATACAATTTTCATTTTCTTTTCTTCATTTAAATAAAATCCTAAAATATTATTTTCAAATTTATTAAAATAATTAATCATATCATAAAATATTTTTTGTTTTTTACCTATAAAACCAATAATTTCTTCAAAATCACTTGTTGTCATCATTTCTTTAACTTTGGTGATTGTATTATTGGTTAAATTAATATAAACAATTCTTAACAATTCGTCAACTAATTCATCATCGGTTTTAAATGATTCAACATTTTCTACACCAACTCTCTTTAAGAAAATTTTAACGGCTTTTGAATCCTGTTTTAATTCTTCTCTCATTTTTTCATAAGAAAAATTATTAATCTTCTTTAACATTTTATAAGTTTCATTGTTTGTTAGAAAATTATAAAAACCTTCTTTATCTATTTCATTAGACCTCATAAGCGAAGAAACCTCAATTGGTCTAACCAAATTTTCAACCGCATGAGTAAAATAAACGTAATGTAAAAATTTCTGTATTGGGTAGAACGGAAAAGATGTTGAGGCAATTCCGGCATAACTCGGAACTTCTTTTATTGATTTGTATTTTTTCTTATAATTGTTGTATGAGTGACCTAATTCGTGAGACAAAGAACTTGTAATTTCTTTATGTTTTTTTTCAAAAAATTCTATAATTTCTTTTTTTGTTGTTCCTTCAGGTCCTGCCAAATTAATAATCATATTAATTTGACCTTTATCTATTTTAGCTTTTAATTTTAAAATTTTATTATTAAAAATCGTTCTTTGAGCAACCGCCATAGAATAAAACTCAACATCTGATAATTTATCATATTCTTCAAACGTTATTGTTAAAAAAACATCAGTAATATATAAGTCGGATATAGATAATTCAGTTTCAATATCAAATTCCATTTCATTGTCTAATTCATTAGGAATGGTTTGTAATTCATTATATATTTCATTATATAATATTTCGGACGATTCTAAAACACCTTTAGGAACACCAACGGCTTCTTTTAATATTCTTCTAATTAAATCTCTCATAATAGATAAATAGTTTCAAAATTTAATTTGATTTTGAAATTAGTTTTTTTATTCTTATATTTGTGGTAAATATAAAATATGAAGAGAAAGATTATTACACTTACAAGTATTCTAACATTAACTATTTTATTATTTTTTAGTTTAAAACCTAATAAAATTGAAAATAGTTTTGATATCGAATCGTTGGATAGTATTGAGGTTTTATCCTATGAACCAAGGATTCAAATGTACTATTTTATAAAAAAATACTCTAAGGAATTTAACATTCCTGAAGAATATGCGTTTTCTTTGGCGTATCAAGAAACAAGATATGGTGGTCCTTTTGATACACTATATAAACATAGTTTAACATCAAGAGCCGGTGCCTTAGGTCCTATGCAGATAATGCCGTCAACCGCAAAATTAATTTGTGGTAAACCAATACCTAAACTAACATTAAAAAATGATGTTAAACTTAATGTGTTCATTTCTATGAAACTATTAAGAAGATTACACGATAGGTATAAAAATTGGGGGTTAGTATTTGGGGCTTATAATACGGGTAGACCTTGTGTAAACAAATACGCAAAACGTATATTAAAAAAACAATTAAAATGGAAAGTATGAACAACCTAGCTAAATTAATTAAAGAAGGTGAAGACCACCTCAGACAATATGAAGAAACTAAAGAGTCAATGTTATCTAATCCAGAAATATCAGACGAGATAAAACAAATTCTTACAGGTTTAGGTGAGGGCTTAAAACCAGCATTAGAATTATTATATGAGCAAAAAAACAAAAATGAACAACCTAGATAAACAATACACAGACCTACTCCAAGACATCTTAGATAATGAATAAATCTGACAAATATTACATAGACAACCTTCGTAAAATAATTTCGGAAGGTTCTTGGGATGAAAATCCTAGACCAAGGTATCTTGATGGATCTCCAGCACATACTAAATTCATATCACAAGTATTTGAAGAATATGATATCTCAAAAGACGAATTTCCAATACCTACTTTAAGAGATACTGCAATTAAGACTGGTATAAAAGAGATATTTTGGATATACCAAGAACAATCATCGTCACTTGATGTCGCCCATAAAATGGGGATTAAATGGTGGGACGAATGGGATATTGGTGACGGTACAATTGGTCAAAGATATGGAAGAACGATTGCTAAATATCAATTGATGGATAAGTTATTGAGTGGTTTAATGAAAGATCCGTTTAGTCGTAGACATATTATTAATATGTACCAGTATTCAGATTTGGAGGAAACAAAAGGACTTCACCCTTGTGCCTACGAGATTATGTTTTCAGTTAGGAAAGAACAAGACGAATTAATACTTGATATGACACTAATCCAAAGGTCTAACGATTACTTAGTCGCGGGTTTTATAAATAAAATACAATATACAGCACTTTTAATGATGGTTGCAGGACATTGTAACTATAAAGTCGGCAAGTTTTGTCATTTAGTTCAAAATCTTCACATTTATGATAGACATTTTGACGCAGTTTTCGAACTCTTAAATAAAGAACCTTTGAATATTCAACCAAAATTAATTTTAAAAGAAAATAAAAATTTTTATCAATATACAATTGATGATTTTGAAATAATCGGAACAGAAGGTGTTACTAAATTAAATTTAAAATTGGAGTTGGCAATATAGTTTATCAAATTAATTCATATTTACAATAAAAGGAAAACCGTGAAAAAAATAATTTTCATACTATCATTCTTAATAAGTTGTGTCATTAATTCACAAGTTTCTTCCGTTTATACGTTTAGTGAAACTACAGGCACATATACACCAATAACAGGTGGGGTTCAGTTGGTAACAACTACTGGTGGTGTCACATCGTATGATACTGATGGTAGTAGTGTTACATTATCAAGTGGCTCACAATTTGTATTTAATGGTTCAACCATAACATCCGTTAATATGACCGCGGATGGGTCATTATGGTTAAATCCAACAACATCAACAACAGGAAATGGGGTTACTGGCCCAATCTCTTCAAATAGTGGTGCAGCGGGTGTAATTTCCGCTTTGGGTATGGATTTAAGAAGTACCGCAATAAGTTCACAACTCTATGAAAGAAGGTGGGAAGATTTAGGTTCAGAGGTAGTATTTCAATGGCAAAATTGTGCAAGGTATCTTCAAAGTAGTACGGAACGTTTTTCATTTCAAATTAGAATTGAAAAATCAACTGGTAATATTAGAGTAGTTTATGGTAATATGACAACTATCGCCAATAGTACAACATATCAACCACAAGTTGGTTTAAGGGGTACAACCAACGCGGACTACAACACAAGGAGATTGACAAACTCAGTTCCAGACGCTTCTCCAAATTGGGGAGCTCCTAACGGGACTACGGCCGGAACATCAAATGCACATACTTGTAGATTCACCAGTAATGGTACTTGTTACCCAACATCAGGGTTAATTTTTATTTGGACATATACTGGTGCACCTAACAATAACGATTTTTGTTCAAATGCAACGACAATAACTACACCATATTCGAGTGGTCTTGTTTCCACCATAGGTTCAACTTCTGATGTACCTACTAGTACGTCAAGTTGTGCCACTCAATCGAATAATGTTTGGTATAAAATAACGGGTACAGATAAGAATTTAATTGCTTCCACTTGTAATAATTCAACCAATTTTGATACGGAAATAAGAGTTTATACAGGTACTTGCGGGTCTTTGAATACTATGGTTGAGGTTGATTGTAATGATGATGAAGCGACTTGCACTTATAGTACCGTTCAATCCGTTGTAACTTGGTGTGCAACTAGTGGTGTTGATTATTACATTTCAGTTGGTTACTTCTCATCTACAGGTGGTACTGGTAATTTTATATTGTCAGTCACCGAAAATGGTGTTTGTGGTGTGGCATTACCAATTGAGTTATTAGAATTTAGTGGTAAATTTATTGAAAATTATAACTTATTAAATTGGGTTACGACATTAGAAATTAATAACGATTTTTTCACAATCGAAAGAAGTATTAATGGCTCTGATTGGGAATTTACCGATAATATTGATGGTTCCGGTAATAGTTCTATAAAAAAAGAATATAATTATAAAGATTATAAATTTGTCGATAAACAAATAAATTACTACAGATTAAAACAAACCGATTATAACGGAAATTTTAAATACTTTAATGTCATCAGTATCGATAATACTAATTTAAAAAAACGTCAATTAATTAAAATGACTGATATTTTAGGTAGACCTGTTTCATCCGAATATGTGGGAATTATTTTCCTAATATATGACGATGGTAGTTATGAAAAAATAATTAAATTTATGAACTAATATATGTCAAAAAAAACCACAAAATATCAAAAAATAATTAAAGAGTGGAAAGATGCCACCACAAAAGAAATATGGGAAGGTATTAGAGATAGATGGGTTTCAGACGACACAGATTCATTTTACTATTAAAAAATTATTTATTATCTTTATAAAAAAACTATGGAAAATTTGTATAACTACGTATTTTGGTACAATTCTTATCAAGAATTATGGTACGCAATCGAAACAACTAAGTACACCGAATTTATGTCGGGACATCTTAGAGATGAAAACACTCTAACTTCAAATAAAATTGAGACTTTAATTGAGTTAATTAATAACCCGGCTCGTATACCTGAAGAATGATTTGGGATATTACAATATTAAAAAAAGTGGATGACCATTTCATTGTTATGAATGTTAATGGTGATACTCATCTAATAAACCGAGACTCTTTGGATATCTTTTTAAGAAATGGAAGAGTCTCTAATGCAAAAGAATTTGGTTTCGATGATAAAAAATAGAACCCCTTATGTTGGTAAAATAAAACTACTATTCGAAAAATATCCTCATTATACTTCATCGGATAGTTTATTAAATAAAGTTCATTTTGATATTGGTTTTATAAAATTAGTTAGTCGTATGTTTCCCAATAAAACTAAAGAGTCAGGTTGGGAAATAGATAAAAATAAAATAAACTTAATTAATAAAAACACCGGAGGATATATACGAAATTATATTCATAATGATTTTGTTTTAGAGAACTCTTTTTTGAGTGATGGGGGGATTTATGTTGGTGATATCGAAACAGGGTGGTGGTATTATAATAACAACTTCAAAGTTTGTGATGATTATCCAAAAGGAGTAGCTGAAGTTTGGAGGTTTGGTAAATTGGAAGGTTATTACGGATATACCCATAGGGGAGGTCAGACCTTTACTATTGGGGATAAATTATTTGACGAGAATTGGATACCTACTTTCGATGAGTTAGATGAATATTGGATTGAATCATATGAACAATCGACAGGGATTGAAGTTAGGAATATTAACGATGAATTTTTAATTGAGATAGTTTCTTATATACCATTTAAGAAAAGAGGTTCTGTCACAATATCCAATTTTGAGGAATGTAAGCAATCCGCAATAAATATGTCAAAATATCTTTCTTAGATATTTATTATTTATGAAGGTAACCATAATTCATAAACAATCCGGAATTCCTGAAAAACAATATAAATTTTACGATAAGTTTATTGAGTTTTTACAGGAAGAAATTCCATTACGAGAAGATTTAACAATTTTATTTATCTCTGAAAGATTTGGTAGTATGACAACAGGAAGTAGAGATGAAAAGGGTAGATTACGTATTCTAACTAAAAATAGAATAAATAGAGATATATTTAGAACTATCGCTCACGAATGGGTTCACGAAAATCAAATGAAGGTTTTAAAAAGAAAAAAAGGACCTGATATTGGTGGTCAAAATGAAGATGAGGCGAATGCCAAAGCCGGAAGTTTAATCAAGAAATTTGAAAAAAGACACCCAAATTTAGAAAAATTAATGTACGCCTAAATCAATAGACGTACAATTTAATTTAAGCAATTCCGACCACTTCTAAATCAAAGATTAGTTTTTTACCCGCCAAAGGATGGTTAGCATCTACGATAACACTTTCATCTTTTACCTCAATTATTTTAACCATAATCGGTCCTTGAGGACCATTACCTTGTAAGGTATCACCAACTTTTGGATTTTCAGGTATTTGATTCTTAGGGACTTCAGCAGTCATCTCAATCAAATACTCTCCATAAGCGTCAGAAGGATTAATTTCGATGGTCTTCTTCTCACCTTCAGTCATTTCCAAAAGACCATTTTCAAAACCAGGAATTAATTGCCCTTCACCGATTTTTGATTCCAAAGGATCTCTACCTTCAATCATAGAAGTATCGAAAATTGTTCCGTCTTCTAATCTACCTGTGTAATTCACCTTTACGGTGTCTCCATTTTTTATTTTTTTCATTTCCATCTTTTTAGATAATTATAATAATAATAAAAAGATAAATCAAATTGTTTTTTTAAAAATAAAATTTTTATTTTTGTATCAAATATTAAAGTTATGTCTAACGAGAAACATTTAGAGGAAATTTTACACGAATTACACATTAGAGGTTTAATAAGTGTTTTTAATGAAAAGATAAAAAATTTAGATTTTAAAGATGGTAGAGATAAATATTTTACCGAAGTTTTTAAAGTTTACGATGAAATTATAGCAACTCAAAAGAATTAACTAACATAAATTTTTCTCCATAAAGACCAGTATATTTCCAAGATTCTTCCATAATATAATTAATACCATCATTCTGTATTAAATTAAAAGAATCTAAATCTTTAACGTGTAATGTACAATCTATGGAATAGTAATGTCCGTTTGTTGAGTATCTAACTTCATTTATGGTAACATATGAGCCAGGTCCGTATAATAGTTCAATATCTTCTTTATGAATATTATTTACCATTATCATCAAACACTTCTTCATATCTATAATTATAACGAAAAATGTTTATTATTTAAATGAATAGATATTTATAAATTATGAAATTTATTATAACAGAATCACAAAATAATTTTCTATGGTTACTTAGAAGATTGCATGACCCTGAAATTAAAGACCATTTAACTGAAATAGTTGTTGAGGGTTTTGATTTCTATAGCCCTTGTGATTATAGTCTTGAAGAGTATGTAAATATAATTGTAGAAGGTTCGGCAGAAACATTCATTCTATCTTATGAAGATAAATTTACAGGTAAAGAAAATATAGATTCATTACGTCAATTTATAAAAGAATTCATAATTGATAATTATGACACTATCATATCTAAACATTACGATTTTATAATAAACGAATTCGATGATTGCGTTTAATTTACCATTATCCCCATATTTATAGATGGTAATATTAATATGATTTGATTTTTTTTAAAAATTAAATTAATATTTGTTTATAATAAACCTACGATATATATAAAAACATATGGGAAAGGATATGAGAGACCTACTTGATGGGTATGGTAAAATATTAAACGAGTCCGACTACACTAGTCTTAAACGTAGATTATCGGGGGAATTATTTGCGGAAATTAAATCTCATCAAAAATCACAAATACAAGAAAGTTCACTTAATAGAATTTTACATCACGTTAGTGAACACGATTGTGCGGTCATCACCGCTTTTAGAAAAAAATTAATTAATTGTGTGAATGGTGAAGAAAGTGAAAATGTTTTAAACATTAAAACAAATAAAGGAAGAAATATCACTCTAAAATCCACATTATTGTATTTGGGTTATCAAGTTACTGAAGTTAAAGGTACTTATATCGAAAATTATATGCAAGAAAATGAAGTTGAGGTTAAAGAAGATAGTTTTTTTGTGGTTAACTCTGATGACAATCCTAAATTTTCTCAAGATATGTTTGATTTAGGTGAGTTATTTTGTCAAGATAGTGTGTTAATGTTCACAAATGGGGGTGGTAATAATTACTTGATAGGTACTAACAATTCCGATTTTCCTGGTTACGAACAAAAATCTCAATTAGGTAAGATTAAACCGGGAATGGAGGGTGAATTTATGACTAAAGTTGGTGGAAGACCTTTTATGACTGAAGATTTTAAAACTCTACAAATCAACACAAAAAAATTAGTTACCGAAATCGGTAGACCAATTGCTCAACACATAAGAAAAAAATAATTTTTTTATCATTTAAAATTTTGATTTTTCTAATTTATTTACTAAATTTGTTTTATGGAATTTATAGAAATCAAAAACGAATTTAATTGGGTTATTAAAATCTTAAACTCAAGTAAGACTAAAGAACATATTTCGGCATCCGAAAAATTATTTGAAAATTTTATAAAAAAATGGGATTTTGAAATATCGGACATTATGAAATTAAAATATCAAAACGAGTTTAATTTACTAAAAAACGATAAAATTTCAGATTTATTTTTACAAAAAGTTTAATTTTTTTATTTCAGAAATAATTCGTATCTTTGTATTATGAAAAATTTAATAGAGAAAATAAAAAATAAAATAGAGTATATCCCTCTTTGGTGGAATCACGAAGGTCGATACTATCATAAAGATTTTATTCGTGGTGTGAAAAACTTAATTAGATGGTTTCCGACTATTTGGAGAGATAGGGATTGGGACGACTATTATATATGGGAACTAATGATGAAGAAAATTACCTTTCAAGCCAACTACATTGGTAAAAGAGATTTTCATACTCGAGCTAAACGTGATGCTGAAATAATGATGACCTGTGTTAGGTTGATGGGTAAAGTTCGTGAAGAGCATTACCATATGGAGTATATGGATTATCACGAGTCAACATACGATTTTGTTGATTGTGATACACCTGGACATAAACAATTAAAAATCACAGAAGTATCTGAAAACTTTGATGACTACTTCAAAAAATATTCAAGAACATATAAAAAGATTTTGAGTGAAAATCCCAATGAGTCAAAAAGTAGAATTGCGTCATTAATTTCTATGGAAAATCATAGAAAAGCAAAAAGAGTACTATTCAAATTAATGGAGAATAATATAGAGGCTTGGTGGGATTAATTTGGCAAATTAAAATAAATTTTGTATCTTCGTACTATGATAATAAACATAACAACCTTGGATTTTTTTACAATTAAACGTACTGTAGAATTTATTAAATCTCAACCTGATTATGATAATCAAGGGGTTAGAAAATACGTTTTCGATAGAGCTAAAGAATTAGGTATTTCTATTAGGGAGTGTATTGATGATTTACAAATATCTGCAATTGATTTATATGTTGACAAAAATTTTGTAAATTAAAATAAATTACGTATCTTTGTATTATGAAAATCACATTTATATCCGACACTCACAATAAACACAATCAGATAACCAAAGATTTACCAGGTGGTGATTTGTTGATTCATGCTGGTGATATATCTTCGATGGGATATAAACACGAAATTCAACAATTTTGTAAGTGGTTTAATGGTTTAGATAATTACACTAATAAAATCTTTATCGCTGGTAATCACGATTGGGGATTTCAAGACAACCCAGAACAAACCAAAGAAATTTTAGATTTCTATAAGAATATTACTTACCTACAAGACCAAATCGATATGATTGGTGAAAATACTGAAGATATGATTAAGGTATGGGGTAGTCCTTGGCAACCTGAATTTTATAATTGGGCTTTCAATCTACCTCGTAATGGTGAGGAACTAAAAGGTAAATGGGATTTGATTCCTAATGATATTGATATTCTAATAACACACGGACCTGCTTGGGGTTATGTTGATAAAATTTTTGGTAGTCAAACTCCGTTAGGTTGTGAACTACTGACCACAAAAATAAAGGAAATAAAACCAAAAATTCACGTTTGCGGACATATCCATAGCGCTCGTGGTTATGTTTTCGATGGTGACACACATTTCATTAATGCGTCTGTGTTAAACGAAAGTTACTTCTACGATAACAAACCTTTAAGTGTGGAATGGAATCCAAAAACAAACGAAATGGAGTTCCTGTAAAGAAAAAAACCCCTCTATTTGGAGGGGTTTTTTATTAAGACAATAATTTATAATATTCTTTAAAGTGTTTTATCCTGTCGGCAAGACCTATATTACCACCATTAACTCTTTTTGTTACTTGAGTTACCACATCATCAGTTGCTCCTTTATCGCAAATCGTCCATAACTTATTACTATCAAAGAAAAAGGCTGCGGATGATAACGGATATTTGGTCGCAACTAAATCAGGATTAGATGTACAATCTTCACCAATAAATTTTGTAAATTTTTCATAATTCACCTTTCCGGTTAATTGTATAAAACCTCTACCTCTAAATTTAAAGCCTTCCTTAGTTGTTTCATCACCATTACCCATTCTACTACCATACACTCTTGATGCAATTTTTTCGGGGTTTCTTGCGTAAGATTCCGCTAAATTACCAGGAAAGTATTTTGGAAAAATTTTCATAAGACCATCTTTAGAGTAATTTAGATTCTCAGACACCGCCTTAAAATTTCCTGATTCGTGAGCACATTGCGATAAGAAGTGCGCTAATCTAAGATTAGAGTTTATATTAAATTTACTAATTGCATCGGGTAATTCCTTCATAACTGATTCAGGAATGTGACCTCTTAATTTTTCAATATTCATTTTATAAATTTTTTAAATATTCACTTAATAAATTAATATCCCAAGATATTTCGTTTAATATTTCTACCACATTACTATCATCTCTATTGTAATAAAATTTTTCAGGGTCTTTAATTTCTTTAATTAAATTAAAGAAATAATCCTGTTGTTTAACAGGTATATAATTTTTTAAAGTGTTATATAGATTCTCGGTTAATATTATTAATAAAGTACCTATACTATAGGGGTATTCATTTTTTTGGATTTTCTCCGTAACCTCAATATACAATAGAGAAATTATTCTAAACAAATTAGATATTCTCTCCTTTAATTCAGTATTTTGACTTAAAAGACCTATAAATAATTCTTTTATAAAATTTATAATATCGGTCCACATTTATTCTTTGTTTAATATATCAATAATAAAACCATCCTCATATGGTCTTTTTTGGCTATCTCCCTCATCCTTTGTATATTGAAATATGTCATCTAACATTTTTTGAATATTGTTTCTACCTATTTGAGACGTTAGAGCACTATCAAAGAAAATATCCTTATCAACATCAAAAGACCTTCTTCTTCTTTCATCTCCATACTTATCAAGAACAAATTCTGCCAAATATTTAATTTTTTCTTCTTTACTTAAATTTTTATCAAATACAATTACACCATATTTAGTTATCGCACAACTTAAATCTGAAGATTGTATTAATTGTCTCCACATATTTTGAGCGGATTCAGATGCGTCAGATCCGGATTGTATAAATCCTTTATCATCCAACATTTTTCTATATACTTTAACACCTAAATTAAGACCTAAAAACGAGTAGGGTAACCCTCCAGGAAAATGGGTTCTATTTAATGTACCACTATCTAAATATAACTCAATGCCTGATACTCCTTTAGGTAAATTCGAATAGTCTGACATATATCCATTTATGGCGACGTACATACTTTCAAGTTCATTACTAAATCTAAATGTTTTTAAAAAATGACTTTTATAGTGATAAATGTCTTGTATTTTATCATATAATTTATTAAATGCGGTACACATTGACATTATTTTTCTTGGAAAAATTACATAATAATGTCTATTGTACTGGTATAATTTTAACTCCCTCCAATCAAGGTTTTTTATTGATTCTCTTATGTTATTGTACATTTCAGATAAAGATTCGACTAAACTATCAAACCTCATCTGTTTTAGTTGAATCTTTTCACTTTCTTTTTTATTCTTCTCTTTAGCCTTCATTGATTTGACTAAATAATTTCCGGGTTGTCTGGACACTAGTTTGTTAATCTTAATACCCATCTCCTTAACTTCGGATTCCTCTCTTAATATATTTTTAATAATATTATCAATCATAACTTATAAATATCTGTCTTATAGACATTCTTCACCATTTTATATAAGTTATTTTGAGTATGTTGGGAATATTCCCTAACATATATCTCAAGCTTATCTACTATTATCGGTATAAAGTAATCAAAATACTGATATAAACTATCCATATTTGAGGTATCAAAACAAGTATTAAATTTACCGTAAGAATCGATATCACCGAAAAAAGCGGTCGAATTTCCTGATGGATAATGAAATATCATCGCGGGTTCTTTAAAAAAAATCTCATAGTTATTGTTAACTACTAAAGTATAATTTAATGGATGGTAGTGGAGTTCTAAAATTTGTTTAACTGACTTTAATAATTTCTCATTATAAAAGTTATTATTTTGTGGTAAAACTTTTATATTGTTTGTCAGTTCAAACATATTTTTTTAAATTTTAATTAAAGTAACTCCATAAACTTCTAATTCCCACTCCGACCCATATTCTGTAAGACCTAAACCAAACATACTATCAAGAGAATTAAATAAATTCCTTCTAATATCATAAGGAAATCTATTGTGTATATCTTCTAAATTACCATTAGATCTATTAAATGGGTCGACTACCACACAAATAACATTTCTTGTAATTGACTTGTCGTCTGATGCTAAATATACACCTTGTTCTTTAAACGACACACTAATAACATTTAAGTCTGAAAATTCATTTAATATAAAATTTTCAATAATTTTCTCTAATTTAGATTCTGTTAAAAGGTATTTCATTTAAGATAAATATTGTGAAATTCTGTTTTGGGCAAATTCCACATAACTTTCCTGTATTTCAAAACCTATAAAATTTCTCTTTATCTCTTTACAAGCGACCCCTGTTGTTCCAGCGCCCATAAACGGGTCTAAAACCAAATCACCTTCCTTTGTAGATCCTTTAATGAAATATTTTACAAACTCTACAGGATATACCGCCACGTGATTATCCACAATTTTTTTTGATTCTGAAGATATGTTAACAAGTGTTGTTGGTAATGCCCCTAACGGATTTGGAGCCCAATCTTTATATTCTTTTAAATCATCATCACCCTCATTTCTAGAATATCTTTTTTTGAGTGGTTTTTTCATTCTATTTATTGAAACTTCAGAATATGGGGTTCTCATAGAATCAATATCAAAATAAAATCCTTTTTGTTTTGCGAACCAAAATATATACTCAACCCTATCTCCAAATCTAGTTCTATTCGGTAAACCTTTCATTTTATTCCAAAACAATCTCTCAAATAATTTAAGATTAGATTCTTTATGTAATCTTGAGATTAGATCAAACACATACGGATGTCTAAATCCGTCTTCAACTTTATCATTAATGTTAAGGATAAAAGAACCTGTTGGTTTTAAAACTCTACATATCTCAACACAATAAGGGATAAACCAATCAACATAATCATCCGCCAATATACCTTTAAAATCGATATATGTTTTCATATCGGCGTAAGGTGGTGATGTTATAACAAGATCGATGGAATTGTCAGGTAATTCTTTTAATAAATTTAATGAATCTCCTTGGTATATTTTATTTAAATCAAACTTCATTAGATAAAATATAACTAAGATATAGTTAAATGTCAAAAGTTATTATTCTTCTATAGAACCAACACTAATTCTTATACCTATTTTGGTTCTAATCTCTTCATCAAAATACTCATTAATACAATCAACAACTTCACCTTCAACTTCCCAACCGTAATCCTCATTACTTAAAGCCTCATCTATTGACATTTGGTCATCTCCCTGAATATTCACCGTACCATTTTTAGTATCAACTTTACAATCAACTAAGAAATTATTTTCGTTATGAACACTTTTTATTTTTGTTGTAAAAGTAAAATCATATGAACTATGATTACTTGGTTTTATATGATGTTCTTTACTAAGAAATTCACGAACCTCTTTTATTGTTTTATCCTTTCCAATATATTCAAATAACATATATTCTATATCAGATTCACTAATACCATTTTTCGCAGTATCAAAAAAATTTTTAAAACTTCTATCATAACCAGGTCCTGCGGTATCCCAATACTTAAAGAAAAGTTTTTTATAAAAAGGTTTAACTTTGTTCTCTTCCATAATTTATAAATATAAATAAATTAACTATTTATTACATATGAAATACTTAATATCAGAAAATAAATTGGACAATCTAATATATGATTATGTTGTTGATATGTTTATGAACAATGAAGAGGGTGAGTTAAATTTTACTTACAATTATGATGAAGATGGTAACGAGACTGACGACGCAATTCAATTTTATTTTAGTGATTATGGTGAAGACTATGAAGCGTTTCGTTGGTATTCGGAAGAATATTTTGATGATGGTTGTGAAAGGTGTCCCATTGTAGAGTTAAGTCGTGAATTAAAGGATAATTTGGATTCAATGTTTTCCGATAAATGGGAAAGTCAGTTTAAAAAATGGATGAATAATGAATTTAACATTTACGTTAAAACTATTCAGTAAAATTATCTTCTTTTAAAATACAATGAAGGTTCATAACCCGTAAGTTTATAATATTCTCTAGGGTCATATAATTTGGCGGAACAAAATTGTTGTTCAAGAGCGTTAAGATAATCGTCAATATAATAATTTATTGCGTCCTGAACCGTCTCGTCTTCAGATTCACTTAAATAATCTTCAATATCTTCATCGGTAATTAAAAATTCTTCAACCTTTTCTACAGGATTTTTACGATTAGGACATTTAATTACGGCAATAAATTTATGACCAGATAATTCTTCCATTATTAATTTATGTTGTGATTCAGTTATTATTATTTTCATACTATTTCAAATTCATAAGCTTAACACCAACCGTATTCCCAAAAGACCTTGTATCTACGCCAATATTGGATAACATATCTTTAATTTCATTTGATAATATGCTATGATGGAATCCATCAAGTTTCTTTTTTATTTTATATTCATCATTATAGTTAAATGTTCGAGGTAAAGGAATGTCAGTATAAACCTCAACAATCCAATTATAATATTCATCGTCATTAGCGTGTCTTGATTTTATTTCAAACTCATAATCAAAATCTATGTCGGTTACTTTTTTAAGATAAGAATTAATTACGTTATTAATTGTTTTTCCAAATACAACGTCAAATGACTTATTTCCAAAATACGAATGTAATCCCATAACAATAAATATTTACACGGCTTTAATAAAATCGATATCAATCTCGAATTTATATTCTACAAATTTTTTAAAAATTGGAATCCAATGTTCGCTAAATAAACCATTCATAGTATCAATAAAATTGGTATCATAAATCTCAAGTACGTTATCACCTGAATTATTATAATCTCTCGAATAATAAAAAACATCGGTATAATCACCACTTGTATCTATAACAAATAAATTATCTTCAAATTCCTCATCCTCCTCGGTATAAAGTTCATCCCAGTTATAATACTCCTCAATATATTTTAAAATAGAATCGTTTAATCTGTTTTCGGTTATAATGTACTTCATAATAATAAATATATTAAATTCCGGCAATTTTATCATAAACTACCGAGCCAATGTATTCCATTTGGTCTTTGAAATTGTCGGAACTACAACCTCCTTCAAAAATTTCATAATATAACCTTTCATACAAAGTATTAATAACATTATATTTGTCTGCTTTTTTTCCTGTGAAATGTCTAATTTCGTTATTTATTAAATCTTTATTAAAAAAATTATTATTAACTTCATTAAAAAAACATTTTTTAAATCCTTCAATCATTTCTTTTTGTTTTTTTCCAAGTTCGTCTTCAAATGTTTTTATATGTTCATTAAATTTTTCGTCATAATCATCTTCATCACCGTCCAAAAGTTGTTGGATGTTATAAGTAATTCCAAGTATCAAATCAGATTCCGCCATATTATAAAAATTCTTAGATATTTTATCAATATTTTCCACAAAAACTTTTTTAATTCCTTCGGTTACCTCATTAAGAAAGTCGTCATTAAAAATACCAATTCTTTCAGGACTATCGGCGTATAGTTTTTCATTTAAACAATAAAACCCTTCTTTACCAACACCATTAATTTCACTTAAAATATTATCAACCGTTTGTTTAAATTCAGGTCTTCCTTGACCATACATTTGTTCATCAGATACCAAAATAAAATCATTTTTATTTTGTTCATTAATATATGGTTTAATGTTTAAAACTGAAATGGGGTTTTTAATGTCCTTATCATTTTTATTAATTAAATATGAAACCAATGAACCTTCCCTAACATCTTCAATAATGTATTTAACGTTTTGACCTCTTTCTTTTCTACTTTCAATCTCTCTATTTAATTTATCAATTTTTTTTAATACATCTATAGCACCATCGTCATCAGCATTTGGATTATTTTTAATTAAATCTTCATATTCTTTTTTTAACTTTTGAACTCTCTGTGATGATTCGTGACCCATTGTCATACAATTTGTCCAATTTCTATCTGTATCTGAGCCTGCAATATCATAAGGATGTCTTGAGATAACAACCAATAAACCTCCAGAGTCAGATGTTAAAGCTTTCCTTGATTCATCCGAAACAAATTTTTTCATTAAGTTATCGGCTTTCATTCTTGTTAAAGCTTTACCAATTGTTGTTGTATTTTTTGATTCACCAAATTTTACAATACCCTTAATATAATCTAATACCTGATATCCATTTTGTTTTAGAAAATCCTCAACCTCTTTTTGTATTGGTGATACGGGACCTTCTTTTTTTCCTTCAACCAAAGGAATATAAATTCTATAATAGTTTTTATCGTGGTCGTATTTATCACCCAAGGTTTTAAATACCTCAGAATATCTTTCTCTATTAAATTCTTTAACGTAAGGTCTATATTGTGATGGGGTTAACGCTTCATCAATACTATATAACGATAGAATATGTTTTTTTTCTTCTTCTGTAATTATAAATTTTCCCATAATGATAATTATATTAAAAAGTCTATTTTACGGGATAAAGTGCTATTAATTGAGCAATTCTTGTATTATTTTCCCATTTAATATCCTTCAATAATTTTGGGTTGTATTCAGTATTTTTTTTAAATGTATTCTCACACGATTCACAAGGTTTATTTGGTTCACTAATCCTTAATACAATTTTGAATACTTTAGTACTACCTGAGTCGACACTAAAAGTTTTTTTATCCATATCAAATTTTATGGAATTTTCATCAATGCTAGCCAAACTGGTTTTTGTTGCAATATCATTCACAAATGATGTGATGTCTCGACTTGAAACTTCAATTTTTTGGTTTGTTTGTTGTGAAGTACCGCCTCCAACATAATATAAATGCCATGGTTCTTGCATTCTTATATTACCCGTCATGTAAGGTAAAGTAAAACCCCACTTATTTGGTTTGTTAAAATCACCAGCTGGCCAAGCGTTACCCCTTAAACATATTGTATTTCCTCCGTAATCAATCGCTCTACCCGTATGATGTTGACTAAATCCTGGTATGGAAACTCGTTTCATTGCGAAATCGATTTTTGAACCTGTTGTGGAGATTTTCCCTTCATTTATAAATCTTCTTTTTTGGTCTTCATAACTTCTATATGACACAGGTAACGTTGAATCTTTATCGTCAACTTCCTTTATGAATATATCATTACACCCACTTTCATTTTTCATTTTATTAAAAGCAGCAATCGCATCGGGCAAAAGTCCACCGGCTTCAGACTTTATTTGTCCTGATAAACCAATCTCTTTTTTAAAATGAGCATCGACAAATTTTTCTCCCAACTCATTTTCAATATCTCTTAAAATATTTTGTAATCCAGTGTCCGAAACATATGTGGAAATGATGTCATTAACATTTTGTTCGGATAATAACCCATACATTTTACGGATATTGTTTTTTTCAGATTCCGTAATTATAAATTTTCTCATAATATAGGTTTTTAATAATTATTTAAAATATCCTTAATATTATCTATGATTTGACTCAATTTTGGAGACTTTTCCGTGGACTTGCCCTTTTCAAATTCCGGCATAGACACATTTCTAAAAACACCCATTAAATCTCGTTTCAAATCCTTTATTTTTTCTATTTCTGATTGTTCACTTTCGATTAATACACGTTTAACAATTTTATTTAAATCGTTTTCAGTTAATCTTATAACTTTTTTCATAATAATATTTTTATATATAAATATGTCACAATCTCAAAAAAAAAGGGGTGGGGGGATTGACCAACGACCGAAGGGAGTTCGGACGGTTCGGGGTTACGAATTAACAACGTCTATCAAAATACAACTCGGTTATCTCAGAATAAAACATATCTTGGAGTTCATTCATTGTTCCCTTATAATCAAATCCTTCAATGTCATAAAAATAAGGATGAAGGTCATCCATCATATAATATAAAAATCTTTTTTCATACTCATCAAAAGAATTAAATTTACAACGGTCAACATATTTGGCCGATTCCTTAAAAGCCTCCTCAACCAAATCATACCTTCTCAATAACCACATTCGATTATTTTGTGATTCTGTTATAATGAATTTCATATAGATAAATATACGACAAATAAAAAACCCCACCTAAATAGAGTGGGGGAGGGTCTAAATGTTTTTTATTAATAATCAAATGTATCTTCTTCATCACCACCATGGAGGTCATCCGCCAAAGATGACAATTCGTAGAAGTCATCCTCATCCATATAACCGCCAACTTCATCAAGCAAATACCAAACATCGGATTCTTCGGCAGCATCAGGGCTCCAACCAAGCTCATCAACGGCAACACTTCTGGCAATCCCCAAAAGTTTTTTATATCTTTTCACATCCGAATCTTCTTTAATTACTCTTTTAACCAATCTCATTAAATCAGATTCAGTTAATCTTATAACTCTTTTTTTCATAATATTATTTTTATATATAAATATATCACAATCTCAAAAAAAAGGGGTCGGTCTATACCATATAACAAATAAAAAACCCCACCTGTATAAGAGAGTGGGGATTTAATAATAAATACATTATTGATTATCCCTATATATGTTTCTAATATACTCTTGAAAATGGTCATCAATAAAAGACATTAAATCATCCCTATCAATCTCATTCCAATGTAATCCTTCCTTATCTCCCAAAAATACATTCTTATAAACCAAATCTTTAATATCATTATAGAATTCATCCTCATCGTAATACATATCAGGATTACTTGATAAATTATCAATTAGTTTTTTAATCTGACCATATCTTCTTTTATATATAAGGTCATTAAATTGTCTTTCGTTAATAATAATTTTCATATTCTTATTTTAATCATAAATACAAATATAAGAATTTCCCAAAAATTTTTTCCAGAATTTTTTTTTATTTTTACACGCCTTTAGAAATATGGGGGATTTTTCCCAAAAATTTTTTCTAGAATTTTTTTACAAATACTTTGCAAAGAGGATTATCCCCCCTTTTTACAAGTCAAAATGTCATATATAGGGGGGGATACGGGGGAGGGAGGGGGTATACCCCCATATACCCCCACTCAGAGGGGAGGGATGACATACTATTTGGTCTTTTAACCCCCCTACCAATTAGGTCTTCTTATAAGTAAGATATGGGGGTGATGTAATTCCTATGACATATACAACTAAAGTTATCGACATATAATCCACCATGCCAAATATTGTTAATAAGTTATAATGTTAATAACTATTAATACATTTTTATTTGGTGGTGTGGGATTAAGTCTGTATCTTTGTGTTATGATAAATGAGATACAAAAGATTATCGATACTCTATACACAACTGAAGAACCCGACAGTGGTGAGGTCATTGTTGGGAACGGGAATGAGGTCATAGATATGTTATGTGAGTTAACGTCATTGGACTTTAATGTTATAGCAAACATATTGGAGTCGACCACTTCAATTGAGGAGGATGAGGAAGATGGTTCAACATATATTGTTGGTCGTAATAAAGCTTCCCATAAGATATTCGAGTTGATAGGTAAGTAATGTATGCTCCCATAGTCTATCGGTTAGGACGCATCCCTTTCACGGATGAGAGACGAGTTCGATTCTCGTTGGGAGTACAAAACGTTGGTGGGTAAAGCGTTGTAACAGAATGTCCCATTCATACTAAATTGTAGTATGTTGTAAAGGTTGTATATAGTCAGGTGGCGGAATTGGTTAGACGCTATCTAAAAGATCAGATGAAAGGGTGATATAAGAGTGAAATGAATAAACCCACTTACAGGTTCGAATCCTGTCCTGACTACAAAAATAAATTTGTTTATGTCAAATTAATTTAGTATCTTTGTATTGTCGGTGGTGAAAACCGAGACGGGTTCGATGGGGGTTCTTATCGCAGAGGGTATACTCCTTCACGCCCCAACTTTTATTTTACATATATAAGCAGGGTGGAGTATACTCGGTCCCCATCTTTAACAAATGATTACAATACAAAGGTATGAAAAAAAAATGACATAAACAAATTTTTTATTTATTATTTTTTTAACTATAATTTAATATGAACAATAAGTTTTTAAAAATAATTTCCGATTATCTTGATAAGAAAGATTTTATATTAAAGGAGACAAAGAAAGATTTTTATTTTATTGGTGAGGATGGTGATAATCATTCTCAGATAAGGGTTATAAAAAAGACAAATCATTGTTACATATATAACGACCTATCAAATGATATTCATACATTCTTTCCCTTTGATTATCTGAATATTACATCCATTATATCTGAATACGTTGGGGACAAACTTAATCTTAAAATAACTAAGGTCTCAAACACCGATAAAACTTGGAGAGTTTTAATTAGAGAAAATTAAATTTTTTTATTTACAAATAATTTTGTATCTTTGTATTATGGAAGATGTTGTAATCAGAATGGGAATTAAATATCTTAAATCAAAAACATTTAATGTTGCGGATGATAGTGGTCAGTATATTTTATCCGAGTTCGAACACTATCTTGATATTTGGTTAAATAAAGATTATTTTTTAATTAATATTTATCCTTCCATATATAATGAACTTAAATATATATTATCGGCCGATGATGCCACTATAAGAGTTATTATAAAATTATTTCTTTCAGATTATTTATCAATTCCGATCGAAAAATTAAAAAATACAAAAGTTTATCTTCCATTCAACCTATCATATTCAGGGATAACAACTTATAATATTCATTACGACAATGGATAAGAAAAAGAAAATAATATTTGATTGGCTTGATGATCAGTTTAGGGACTGCACCATTCATTCACATTGTGATTATCCCCAATCTTACTTTTATAAAAAAGGTATTACTATAATCGGGGAACAGGATGTTAAGAACAATTACTTTTGGGTTCATAATGATGAGGTGTGGGGATTTATTGAAAAGGTATTCACTATGAGAAAAGAAGAAGTAAGGGATGTATTAATGGATTGGTTTGAGTATATTGGAAACAAGAAACTTGGAGTTGGTTATATCCCCCTTTATGTTGTTGGGTTAGATAAATTAAAAGACCTACCCATAACTGAATTAAAATATTATACTCCCTTAATTATTACAGATGAAAATTTAAGACCAGTATTAAAAGACGGAAAACTAAAACAAATATAAGATGAAGCTAAAAAAGAAAATGAAATTAAAAGATATCCCCAAGGAAGACTTGTGGTATATTGTGGACCTTCTCTCAGTTTTCTGTGGGAAAGAGATGGGTATTAATAGAAGAAGAAAAAAAGAATTGGTTTTTGTCTTGGGGAAAAAAGAAGTTGATGATGTTCACGGGTATTACGACTCGGATGATAATGAGATTCACTTTATGAGAAAAAAAATTAGGACCTTGGATATGTTTATTAAAACTTTCATTCACGAATATACTCATTACTTACAACCTTGTAAGACCCACTACGCAAGACTACTCGATCTTCACGGGTATGAGAATCACCCCTACGAAGTTGAAGCTTTTTCTAATGAGAATGTCTATTATAAAAAAGCGTATAGAGAAATTAAGTATTGTTTTTCTTTAAGAGAAAATCCATAACCCTATCATATGAATGATTTCTGATATCCATTGATACATCGTGAAAATCTTCTGATGATAATTGGAAGTTCTTATGTATATCTTCTATAATATCCCCCATCTCACAATGTGTTAATAATAGACACCTCTGAGAGATGGGTTTTTTATTTCCATTAAGATTTAATTCCCTATACTCACAAGTCCCCTTATAATCATTTTTCTCATAATATACTTTGTATATGTTCTCGTTTTTTTCTATTGAGGTTTTGTAGTCCTCTAAAATACCTGTTTTGTACATACTTTTTATATAAGAATAATTGAGATATTAGTATTAATAAAGGGGATTGTTAATAAAAATATATGTTAAATTTCTTGATTTTGTCAAAATGTCAGTTGAATGTCAGATTGGGGATAATCCCCTTCACTAACATTTCTTACCACTTATTCCCACTCCACCATTATTATTTACCCCCATTATTGTCGTTCTCAGTATCAAAAACGTAAAAAATCCCTTCTCCTGATATCGTAGGAATCATTTTTTTTACTATATACGTTTCCCAGAGAAAAATTAGAGTTATTGTCCATAAACGCGGGAAACACTTTAGTGTGTTAGAAGAGTCATTCATATACCTTCAACGGGGAACTTTAGTGACAACTAAAGTGGTCAATTTACACCACATTAAAGTCCCCTTCATTATGGGGAATATACTATTCTGATACCATATAAGTTATTAGTATTATCTTCTTATGAGATGAAATCTCCCCATATAGATATTAAATTAACTTACCATAAATTATCATACTAAACAATTCTTAAATTTGTGTACATCTTAATAACCTAATGTTGGTACAACATCATAACATAATTTTCCCACAACACAATAATAGAATTACCATACCATACTTATAATTCCCTTCGTAAATGGGGACACCATAAATGGGGGAAAATAAAGGAACACAATTACGAATGAAAGTTTTTTAGTGACCCACATCGTAGATGGGGGGAACGATTACGAAGTAAAAAAAACGTGAGTGAGTGATTGGGTTAATTTATTTTCGTATATTTATATATTAAATTTAATAATATGAAAAAAACTATAAAACTTACGGAATCTGATTTAATAAAATTAGTTAAAAGAATTATTAATGAAGAGATTGAATTCGGAAACCACTATGAAGATGTACGTGATGATATTGAACCTGGTGATGCGGTTGATTTTAAAAAGTACGGACCTTTATATGTTATATCAATTATGGGAGATGGGTATCTTGTTAGTGATGACCACGAACAAAGATACATGGGAGATAGTGGGGATGGGTATCTAATTCCATTGTCAAGTGGGAAACACGCTTTAATCTTAGATAAGGGAGAATCTGACGAAGAAGACGATGATGATTATGATTTTAGTCATTTATAATTAATTTATACTATATGAAATTCGAAATTAATGAGAATAAGTTAGATAAGATTATCTTTCGGTATTTGGATGGTAAAAACTTTATCATTAAGGAGACTGATAATTTTTATTATTTTTTAGAAAGTGAGTCCGATGAATATATTGAGATTAAGGTTAGAAAACGTGATATGAGTTGTTTTATTAGATACGAATTATCTGATGATATTAAATCGTTTTTTACAATTGATAATCTTAAAGTAAAAGATGTTTTAAAAAAATATATTAATAATATTTTAAATGTTAAAATAACTAATTCTTACGATAGTATTAATTGGAGGTGAATTATATATATTTATCACTATATGAAACTACAAGAACAAATATATAGAATACAAGAGATGATGGGTTTGAATGAGGATTATAAACCTATGGGAAAGAAACATAAACCAAGTAAATTTGTTTATCATAAATCCCCGCCTTTGGTTAGAGATAGTATTCTTAAATCAGGTTTATTGGTATCTGTTGGTGATTGTTATAAAACATACTCTGAAAACTTTTCTAAAGAAGAATGTGTTCCCGCTGTGTTTGCAACTGATTCTGAAAATAAAGATGAATGGTTTGAGTCCACTTGGGATGATGATGTTTGGAGAATAAATACCAAAATAGCCAATGTTACATGGTTTAAAGATAAACATTTTGAAAATATGAGACACCCCGAGTTTAAGTATAATCATATTGTTACATTTGAGGATATTAAACCTGAAGCGTTAAAATTAATCTATAAAGGAACGGGGGAAGATAATTAATATGAAATTCGAAATTAATGAAAATAAGTTGGAGAAGGTTATCTTTAAGTATTTGGATAGTAAGAACTTTATTATTAGGGAAACCCCTTTTGATTATTACTTTTTGGAAAACGAGGGTGATAAGTTTCTTCAGATTAGAATTAGAAAAAGTGATATGTTATGTTTTTTATTCTATAATTTAACCCAAGATATTAAATCGTTTTTTTCAATTGAATACCCTATGGTTGAAGATGTTTTAACGAGATATGTTGAGGAGACCTTAAACATTAAAGTTTCTGACGTATGGATGGATGGTTCATTACATATCTCGATGTTAAAAAAGGGTTAAAATATTATATTTATACTATATGAAATTCTTAATAACCGAAAATAAATTGGATGGGATTATTGATTCTTTTATCACCAAACAATTTGAAGATTTGAAACCTATTAAAGAAGGTAATTTGGTTGTTTGGGTTGACCCTGATAAAAAACCATATGTACTTATTAAACACTATGATAATGGTGATTACGATATTAATATTTTGGAAAGTATTTATTTTTTGATTAGTAATATGTTTTCTATTAAAGAGCTTGAAGATGTGGAGAAATACTTATTAAAATGGTTTGAAAAACACACGGGGATGATTGCCGATGTTGTTTTCGCATTTGATAACGACATAACCTATGAAGAAATTATTAGTATATATATTAAAGGTGCCTAACACCAATAAAGAATTTTACCGGTTTTTCAATTTATTGATAATACCTTAAATTAATGTATTTATGTAATATATGAAATTCTTAATCACCGAAAATAAAATTACCAAAGTCATTCAGAAATATATTAGTTTTATAACTAATGACCCTGAATTTAATTGGGTAGATAAAATTGTTATTGAACTTGGATCAGTTGAAGGAATTGGTTCTGATATATTCCCCCTGTATACTTACAAAGTTTATTTTAAAGAAGATAATCCTGATTACGAATCACAACTTAAATTATGGGATGACATATCTTCCACTCATAAGTTATTTTTTCAATCGGATAGTGAGGGAAATCCTGTTGCTTATTTTACCACATATTCCATTAAACCTGACGGATCAACTGATTCATTACCAAGTTTCAAAGTAAAAGTTAATACATAATTATATAATATGGAATCTGAAATGAAAAATAATAAATTGGATCAAGTAATCTTTAAGTATTTGGATACCAATTTATCTATTAAAGAAACCTCTGACAACTATTATTTTTCAGAAGATGGAAATAAAGCACATATTGTGGTTAAAAAAGACCATCTTTATTGTTATGTTAGTATTGAGTTTTTGGATAGTATTGAATCATTTTTTTCTATTGAATATCCTTACTCTATAGATGTAGTTAGTGAATATGTTGAAAACGTTTTAGGTGTTAACTTGCTCAGGACTGCGCCATATCTTAAAAGTTGGATTGTTCCTCCCCCTGATAATAATTAAAATTAAACTATTTATATGATATGAAATTCTTAATTACGGAGAACAAGTTAAATAACTTAATTTTTCTTTATTTAGACAATGAAGATTTCTTTATTAGGGAAACTCCAACCAATTATTATTTTTTAGAGGATCGTAAAAATAATATGTTCGCATCTATTAATGTCAGAAAAAAAGATAATATTTGTTTTATTTTTCCAGGGTTAGTTCAGGAAGTGTCAATCTTTTTTACTATTAGTAGTGATATGTCGGTAGATTCGATAATAAAATATACTGAGAATAAATTAAAAGAAAAATTTGAAAAAACATTTTATTTACACCGATATTAATGAGAGTTGAGATTAATAAAATATAGATATTATGGACATAACTTTAGGAGAAAAAAAAATAATGTCTGTTATGAAGAAGTTTGCGGAAACAAATGGTATTTCACAAATAATGGGGCCTTTTGAAATCAAACTTAAAAAATTTGGTAGAGGTAATTCAGGGTATGGTTCAAGTATGTACGACTATGATTATTATGTAATAGAATATTATAGTGAGGATGGTAATTTAGTTTTAATTAAGAATGATGATAGAAATCAATGGGCAGACACAAAATGGGAATTAAATGAAAGTTTTACCATTATGTATGATTTTTTTGGTGAGGAATTATTTGAAAAATTCTTTTTTATTTTTAATAATATTGATATAACCGAAAAAGGTGATAAAAAATATAATTGGATATTTGGTATAGAGGAATAGATGGGGAATGATTAGTCATTTACCCTCTCTATATTAACCATTTTACCATCAGTAAACTTAGCTGAGAACTCAAACCAAGTTTCATTAACATTTGTGTAGAATCTAACATATCCGTGGTGATTAATTGTCTCAAGTCTTTCGTTAACTCTTCTTATACTTCCAAAAAGATTGAATATTCCAACTTCATTCATATATGGTCTTTCTTCCTTTGGGACTTCTTCCATTTCAAACCTATTAACTTTAACCTCGCCTTCATTGGTTATGTAAATTTCAGTTAATTCTCTGTCAAAATCCTTTGTCTGAAATTCGTGATTTTCACCAATTAGTTCCTTTTCTTCTTTTGTTATTGGAAGTAAATTTGTGTCAATAAATAAGTAATCGAACATTCCCATATCTTTTTTTTTACAAAGATAATAAAATATTATGGTAAAAACAACTATTTATCATTATGAATTTTGAGATTAACGAAAACAAATTGGAAAAGGTTATCTTCAAGTATGTGGACAATAAAAACTATGTCATTAAAGAAACTGATAATGATTATTACTTTATAGAAAACGAAGAAGATGAATATGCTCAGATTAGAGTTAGAAAAAATAATATGTCATGTTTTATTTATAACGAATTAACCGAAGAAATTGAATCGTTTTTTTCAATTGAATACCCTATGGTTAAAGATGTTTTAACGAGATATGTTGAGAATACCCTAAATATTGAGGTATCTAACACCCGTACCTTTTGCATAATGAACCTACGAGTTGGTTGAGAATACCCTAAATTAAACTATTTATCATTATGAAATACCTAATCACAGAAAATAAATTAGAAAAGGTTGTCTTTAAATTTTTGGATGGTAAAGATTTAAAAATGATTAAGAAAAAAATTAAACATTATAGTGATATCACAAGTACTAGAATATTTTTTGTTTTAAATGAGTCTGATAAAACTTCTGAAATAACTTATGATGGTTGGAGTGGTAAACTTTTTATTAGTTCCGTTTTACGTGATGAGATTTTTAACTTCTTTTCTCTTGAGGAGGAGTATGATTCTGAAATAATAATTTCAGATTGGGTTCAATCAAAAATCAATAAGAAAATTGATATTTTTAAAGTACAATCATATCATCCCAATAGTTTTTCAGGAAGTATTTTTGAGATTGATTAAAAAGTTTCTAATTCACCATCAAATTCATCACAGGATTTAACTTTTTTGTGATAAACATCCACAGGAATATTTGTAAAGTTATAAGTATAATCCCAAGCGTCGTCCATTAATTTGTAATACATATCTTGGACTTTCATTGTTTGAGGCCAAAACTTGGTTCCGTAACCACCAATTACATAAAGAGTAACACTATAATGTTTGTATTTTGGTTGTCCTTCTAAAACTTCTCTATTGTCGGGATGTGTGACCTCAATCTTACATACAGCATCTTTATTTGGTTCAAGAATGGTTTGATTTAATAATGTCTCAATTAGTCCTGACAAATCTTTTTTGGATTCGTTTAAAGACATCATTGATTTCATTCTTGATATTTGTTCTTGTAGGTTCATCTATTTAAATAATTATCTATTATTTCTTGTACTTCAGGATTATCTCCTGTGTAAATTATATCAATAACATATTTGTGTAGTGGGTATATCTCATTTGTCATTACACGTTCTTCTAATTCGTTAAACTTTTCTTTATATTCTGAATCAGGGTCAATTCCATGATAATTAAATGGTTCTACTTTGTATTTTGTTTTTAGTTTGCTCTTATCAACAACAAACGTCATTCCAGTGTCTTCTAATTTTGAACCAACTCCTATACCAATTGTGTTATTTGGTTGCCAGTTCTTATCTCTTGTAAATGATATTGCGGTTTGAGTTTTAGTTTTTCGTAATCTATCATCATCCCTTAAATATTCTCCTGATGGTAGTGTTCCCCTTAATGAATCTGAATTAATAATATCTATTCCCCTACTTGTTGATGTCTTGTGGTATAATGGTGTTCCTTGTATATCTTCTAACTTTTCAGATATAACCCCCATCATTGATTGTATTCTATTTATTTGTTCTTGTAGGTTCATTCCTTTTCAGATTATTTTAAATTATTACTATCAGGTAAGTTTAAAAGAACGCCCTCATTTCTCGAAAGATAATTATCTATTATTCTAATTATTTCAGGGGTCATATTTGGTATATCAGATATTTCAAAATTAAAACCCCATAATGGATTATCTTCCATATCGTATATACCATTTTCAGGTGAGTAATATACAATATTGGTTGCGAAGTTATTTATGTCATTTGATATTGTGACATAATAGTCACCCATCTCTTGTTCGTTTTTAAATTGATAACCTAATATACCACAAACATCCTCAAAACGATATCCACCTTCATCCCATCTTGACATAATTAATATCTCTGATGGTATTGGTTGTCCTGTGATACCTATCTTTTCTTTCTTTGGTTTTCTTTGAATGATAACCGCGTGTTTACCTTGGTGATAATCTTCCCATTCGGATTTATCATCATTAATACACCATTGACAGAAACTTGCGTATTTTTGTAAAGCCTTATGTGTTAAAGGAACAACTACAATAATATTATCATCTTTGTAAAGTTCTACTCTTTCTTCTCTTGGAACTCTTACTTCATTAAGTTCTTCCCTTAATATTCTTCTTATGGTTTGTTGTAAGTTCATTACAATATAAATATCGTTATGGTAACTATTATACCGTAACAAATTGAGAAATTAATTTGTGTTATTTCTCTATAATGAATGGTACTGATGGGTTTGGTTGTAACATCGGATACATAACTTTAATTTTATCCAGTAACCCATTTTTTTCCAAATAATTTAATTTGAATATACATTCTTTTATTAATGGTATTCTTTTAGACTTTCGTACATTCTTAATGTTAACATCACTTAGATATTTTTTAATTATTTGTTTTACTCTTGGTGTCATATGTCATTTTTCATTACTTTCCACTCACCCATTATTGTATCAGCTATTATATAACAAACCTCTTTGTTTGTATCCTTTGTTTTAAATGGTATTCTGTAACTACCATATTCACCCGATGTAAATAAACCCATTTCTATAGAGAATGTAAGACCCATTCCGTATTTGGGTATAATCACTTCGTTTATTAGTTTGGATAATGTTTTACAGAACTCCTCTCTATGTTTTTTGGTGTAGTCTGATTCACCCGTTTGTATAAAACAGGAATAGGTTGGATTGTTTCCATATATATTCATATTGTATTAATTTAAAGAGTTGGGTAAGTATAGTAAAGTTGGATTCTTTTTTTGTACGTCAGGTACATCACCCTGTAATGACATATACTTATTAAACTCAAGAACATCAAATCTTTTGGTTATTAGATGAACTCCATTTTTGGTTGGGATGGTTGAGATTACTTTATCTCCTTCGGGTTTAATTGAATTTATTAATTTGGTGATTCTTGATATAACATTTTCATCCTTACTATCAATATCTACTATCCACCTTTTTTCGTATGTCTTAATCTGACCAACAACGGAATCAAATAAACCTTTTTGATTATGACTTCCATTCTTAATTCTCTCCGCTAATGACATCATCATTTCCAAGGAAACATCCTTATGATTTTGTTTCTGAACGTGAATGTATGCTCTCGCTTTAAACATCTCACAGAGTTGTTTAATCTCATCATATCGTTTGTGTAAATATTCAATACTCTCAACACAATAGGTCTTGATGGTTCTTACCGACTGATGATTATCTCTTTCTCCTTCGGGTTGGTCCTTCTTTCTTTTCAAAATGTAGGTCATATAGAAATCACCTTCGTTATCGAAGTTCAGTAATGGTTTTATAAGTTCAATGTTATCTATCATCTTAATAACTCCAATATTCGTTTTGTATTTTTCTAACTTCTTCAATTCCTTCCATTATTTTTTTAAATGCTGGTTCCAACTCTGAGTTATCACCATAAAATATATGACCATATTCTTCTATGTGATAATAGAAGTCAATTATTTCACTCATTTCCTCTTTTCTAATGTCTTTAATGTTCGGCATCCTTATTTACTTCTATGTTATCAATATTTTGTTCCAAGTTGTTTAGTATCTTAAATTCATTTGTTTCCTCAGTATAAACAATATAACTATTATTTTCAATCCAATCACCACAATTTAGATAATGTATTCCGTTAATAGTTTTATTTTCTGGTTTATGAATGTGTCCACAAATTACTCCAATACAATTTCTTTTTTTAGCTTCATCAGCTAATTGATTTTCATAATTAGTAATAAACTTAACCGCATTCTTTACTTTATCTTTCGCCCACTTACTTAATGATTTTCTATATCCAATAGATTTCAAAAACATATCGATTGTAATAGCTAATTCATATCCGAATGAACCTAACTTACCTAACCACTTTAATTTAACAATACCATCGTATAAATCTCCGTGTGTTATGTAATAGTTGTTCCATACATACTCATCACAAATTTTAATGTTATTTCCAAATTTTATTGGAGTATAGTCTCTTAAAAAGTCATCGTGATTTCCTGTAATGTAAACCACTTCACATCCTTTCTTGGACATTGATAATATTCTTTTAATAACTGAAGTGTAGTCGTCAGTCCAAAAATGTCTTTTCTTTAATAACCAACCATCAATAAAGTCACCAACGATGAATAGTTTTTTAGGTTTATATTTCTTCAGTATTGTTAGTAGTTCTTTTGATTTAGAACCTTTACTACCTAAATGCACATCTGAAATGAAAAGTGCATCTATTTTAATCTTTTTTGGTTTCATTATCTTGAACTTTAAAGTTTGTAATTGGATAATCTAATTCTATTTCCCACCCCTTATGTCTTTTATGTACAAAGTATAGTAAGTTTTGAACCTTATCAGCGTGATTCAAATTGGTTAATTTAAAGGTCATTTCCTTAACATACTTTCCATTGTCGATTGAGTATTCAATTGCACTTAATGTCGCAACCGTGTCCTTCTCATATAGGATTGTATTGTCTATGGAATGAAATCCTGTCGTGTCAATCTTTTTGATTGATGTACACCCAATTAAGAGTGTTGATAGTAGTAATGTTAGTTTTTTCATATTGTACCTTTACTTTTTAAATAATCATCATATAATATTGCATCCTTCCAGAAATATCCTGAGTGTACTTTACCTATATCAAGTTGTGCTTCCCAATGATACACTTGACTATTTCTATTGATAGAAGTTATGGTTACATATTCAATCCCATATTCTTCTCTGTGCAAATCACATGCTTTTAGTTTGTCTCCTACGTTGAATAAGTACTTACTACTGATTGGAGTGTCTTTGGGTTTTGGTCTTCCCCTATCTCCACCTATTCTATTGTCTGTATATTGTCCCATTATCTTATTTGAAATTTAGTTACAACCCAATCAAAATCATTGTAATCTGTTACCTTGAAGTAATAATGTCCACCTGTTCGTTCACATCTAAATTTTAATAACCACAAATCTGTATGTTTCAATTCTTCAATTATTTCTTCATTACCTGACCAACCATAAGTGTGGATTTCCAATAGTCCATTTTCATATTCAATCGCGTCCTTATAAGTCCAAATGGTTTTAATGTATTCAATTAGTTCATCAAACTTTCCTTTTCCAAAAAACTTTCCTGTTTTCACTTCTATAATAGAACTATTGGCTGACCAATTTTTAATATAGTCTAATGCTTCTGGAGTCGGATATCCTTCATTATCTATTAATGTTTTTGGGTAGTCCCAATGTACTATTGAGCTCATATTAGTCTTGTTTGTTTAGTGAGTTGATAATGTAGTTAAAAAATTCACTCATATCCATTTTATACTCAACATCTCCTTCTTTAAAAGTATCCCATTTTGTAGCCATAAACATAAGATTGATAACATCCTCCTCTGTGTATTTATACTTGGACATTTCCATAGCTTGTTGATGCCAATGGTCAGATTCAGATTGCCAATACTCCACATCTTTAACCATCTCTTCCTGACATTTAGTATAACCCTTGATATAACCCATAGGTGCTGCCGTAAAAAATGGATTATGTAGATTATCTTTATATTCCTCGTTAGCTAGTTTTTCTATTTCTTCCCTAGTTTTCATATTAGGGTTGTGTTTCACATTAGTATCAATTAAATTAAAATGTTTACATACTGCAGATGTTCTTTGATATTGACCACATTCACTACAAGTATAACCACCACCTAGTATTGGATTTTCCATATTAATCTTTTTTGTTTAGTAATTGGATTATTTGATAATCATTATATTCAAATTCTTTTTCGGTTTCCCATTCAGATATTCTCGTCACCCTTATTCCTTCCCTTGCCATTTCTATTGCCTTTATAATATCTTCCTCTGTATATTTCTTATCTTTACCATCTTCCTGACATTTTTGATAACCAATAATAAATCCATCACAAAATATATGTTCTTCTTCTTTTGTGGAGGTTATTAGGACAAACTTTTCAAGAGAATCCAAAGTATTCTTGGCGAGTATTTCAATTTCTTCTTGTGTTTTCATATTAGTCTTGTTTGTTTAATTCATTAAACCATTCATCAAATTTAACTCTTGGTAATCTTTCTTTACCACTATGAGTTCTACCTTCTGAATGAAAAGTATCTAACACCAATTTACCAAACTCATATAGTTCTTTAGTCATATCTTTCTGACATTGAATATATCCATCTTGAAAACAAGCATTAACGAGATACTTACCTAATTTATCAGAGACATCCTCATGCGTAGTTGCAAAATTTTCTCCCATACGTTTTATTTCTTCCCTAGTTTTCATATTAAGGTTGTGTTTCACACTAACATCTATTAAATTAAAATGGTCACATACTGCAGATGTTCTTTGATACTGACCACATTCACTACAAGTGTAACCACCACCTAGTATTGGGTTTTTTTCAAATTCTTCGGTGTGTTCGTATGCTCCGTCAGGCCCTATTTGAAAGTTATCAGATATATATGGTGGTTCGTCTTCCAATCCATCCAATAATGTAACATCCCATATAGTTAAATCTTCACGTAATGATATTCTAGCGTATTTAATCGCTTCAAACGATAATGTCTCTCCACGAGTAGGTTCTAAGTCTTTTGGTATATAAGGAATTATTTCAAAGTCTACTTCATCACCATCTTTATAAAATCCTTGTTTACCTGATTGTTCACCTAACCACCAGTTTTGATTTGGTTCTAT